GGCCCACTTGCAACTCACCGCTCCGCTAATCCCCCCCCCCTGTTCCGTCGATTCGCAGACCGCCCGTAGCGCCTGCTCCAGAAGTGGCGGGAGTGCTTTTCCGCGCTTTGCGGCGCGGCGCAGAATCCCCGCGCATGCCCTCGGCGAGAGAAAGTATTTCGCCGGCACATTCTCCTCCAAGATCTGCGACAAGGAACACTCTTCGGCGACGCTGAGCCACTCGGTGGTAGCGGCTGTCCAGCACTCGCCACGCGACGTCACGCGCCCCGACGTCGACCAGCGTTTGGAGGACGACAGCAAAGTCTCGGCCACCGTTGCTGCTGAAAAGTCCGGGGACGTTCTCGGCGATGGCGATGTCTGGCTTGCCGTCGCGCGCCCGAAGTTCGCAAATAACTCTAACTGCTTCATGGAAGAGTCCGCTCCGCGCGCCATCGAGGCCCGCACGTTTGCCGGCCACCGAGAGGTCTTGGCATGGAAAGCCGTAGGTGATGACGTCGACCGGCGCGAGGTTGTGCGCTCCGACCTTCGTCACGTCGTCGTGCAGATCGGCCTCGGGGAATCGCAGTCGGAGGACGGCCTGCGCCTTGTCGTCAATCTCAACGGCCCACGCCGTCTCAAAGCCCGCCCGACGGAAGCCGAGGTCAAACCCTCCGACGCCAGCGAACAGCGAGCCGATGCGAAGCTTGCGGTCGGTCACTGCTCTCCCCTCGCCGCCGCTTCGGCCATCGTCTGCGCGGCCTCGAGCGTCGGCGCGTAGCCCTTCGCTCCCGCTCGGCTCGTCGTCGGCAGACAGATCCATGACCACCAGCCCATGCGCGACCGAAGGACGTACACCGCCGCCCCGTCGACCGTCGCCCGGAGGCCGCCGTCGCTGTGCGAGAGCGGGTGCCAGGTGGTCATCGCTGTCCCCAGGTTCGCCGGCAGCCGTTGCAGCGCCACTCAGTCAGCCAAGGCATCTCAGCGAGCGCCTTACCCGTCGTGTGCGTCTCGCTGCTACCGCAGTTGCCGCAGTAGTTGAACATGCCAACGGATTGATAACGAGCGTCGCCTCCCGTCAGCGTTACCGATCCGCCATGCCTCGGGAGTCGTCGCTCAAGGTCCGCGACCTTCGCCTCCAGCTCCTTGACCCGCCGCACCATGTCCGCGTGCGTCTCACCTTGGCAGACATCGCAGGACTCGCGGTCCGCTCGTGCCGCACCATCGTCATGCATGTGCCACTCGCCGGCGGTCGTCACTTGGCGTCCCTCACCGCCGCAACCGCAGCGGCCTTGGCGGCGTCGAGGGTATCGGCACGGCCCCACTTCTTGACCGGAGACAACAGCGCCTCCCAGCGAAAACACACGCTCGGGAGCCCGTAGATATGCACGGCGACTCCGTCGACGATGCCAGCGACCGCATCCACGGGAATCCACTCCACCTCGGCGCTCACTTGCCGCCCCGCTTACCCTTGCCGGCGACGAGCTCCTCGACGAAGGACGCCAGCGTGGCCGTCACCACGGACAGCCGCGTGACCTCGGCGCGCAGCGCGAGCACCTGCGACGAGACGGTCTGCCCCGGCTTGCGGGCCTTCTTGACCCACCGCCGGAACGTCTCGCGGTTGACGCCGATGCTGTCTGCGAACGCGGGCGACGACAGCTTGCCGGCGGCAAACCGCTCGACCGCCTTCTCTCGGAACTCGGCCGTATAGAGCGTCGTCTCGCGGCGCTGCATGACTCGTTCGACCTTCTTCATTTGCCATCTCCCCTCTCGCTCGCCTCTGTCCAGCCCTCTCCCCGCATCAGCCGCTCGGCGGCGACCTGCATCGCGTTCTGGAGAGGCTGCACCGACGGCCCCGCCATCGACAAGGTGACAACCGGGACCGGCGACCCGCGCCGGTACATCAGCGCGCACCAGCCGTCGGGCGGCGAGCCGACCATCTCGACCTCGATGCGCCCGTCGTACGCAGTGCCGGCAAACCGCGTGATGCGGCCCTCGCTCGGACTGCCGTGCGGGAAGGTCCAGGCGATCGGGTTCACGACCGCCTCCGCTTGCGCGACCGCACCGAGCCGTAGCCGTCGCCGGAGCCGTAGCCGTAGCCGTCGCCGTAGCCGGAGCCGGAGCCGGAGCCGTAGCCGTCGCCGTAGCCGTAGCCGTCGCCGGAGCCGGAGCCGTAGCCGTCGCCGGAGCCGTAGCCGGAGCCGTAGCCGTCGCCGTAGCCGTCGCCGGAGCCGTAGCCGTCGCCGTAGCCGGAGCCAGAGCCGGAGCCGTAGCCGGAGCCGGAGCCAACAGGCCGCGTCGGGCTCACTTGAGTCCCCACCCGTCATGCACCGGCACGCAGAAGATCTCGGCGTCCTCGGGCATGTCGACGTCGGCGATGGGTCGCAGGTCGCCCTTTTCGGTCTCCACCAGCTTCGCAAAACCGATGGACTCCCACTTGAAGACCCAGACGGCCCGCGAGAGGTGGATGCGGCCGTTCTCGCGCTTGACGTCGCCCGCGAAGATCCAGCCTCGGTCGACGACGACCACGGCGCGCGTGCCGGCGGGACGAGGTTGGACGGGGGCGTACTCGACGCCGTTGATGGTGATCGTGTTGTTCATGGTCAGTGTCCCCTTCTGGTTGTTGTCAGACATCACTTGCCTCCCTGCGCCCCGGTGAGCGCCTCCGGTCCGAGCGGCGGTCGGCCCGCCGCGTGCCAGGCGAGGGCGCGGCGTTCGAGCTCCTCGACGGAGGCGCCGAGGGTCCGAGCCAGCCCGACAACGCCCTTGAGGCCGACGCCCGACTGATGCTGCCGGAGTTGCGACACGAAGCCGGTCGTCACGCCCATGCGCTTGGCGAGCTCCATCAGCCGTCGGCCGTCGCGGTCCCATGCGTTTGCGACCTCGGCCGCGTACCCGCTGACTGCCTTCCTCGTCTCGTCGTCCATCGCTTTCTCCTTGCTTCGTTGTAGCGTGCTAAACTAGTGTTCTCTCTCGCAGCTTAGGCGACTGCGTTGAGCGCGGTCAAGACAAAATCAACCGAGGTGTCAACCTCAAGACCGAAAGGAGGGCGGATGGCAGGATACGAAAAGGCGAAGCTGATCCAGATGTCCCGATGGGAACCGTGGGCGGATGCGTACTTCCGAGCCATGAGTTCGCATCAGAAGCTCGCGTGGATGTTCATCACGACAGGCCCACACACCTATCCTGCGGTGCCGGGTCTGTACCGGCTCACGTTCGCGCAGGTCTACGAGCGCCTCGACTTGCGACACGACAACGGGGAGCCGTTGACGCGCAAAGAGGTCGCCGGGATGACTCGCGAGTTCTTCGAGCAAGGCTACATGAAGGGCGACGGCGTCACCGGCCTCATTCGTGTTTTTGCGGTCACCGCCGACATGCCGATGTCATCGGCGACCGTCGTTTGCAACCAACTCAGCAAACTGCCGGCCTGCGACCTGAAGGACGAGCACATCGTCGAGATGATGCAAGCCGTTTCATCCCCAGACGTTATCGACCTCCTCTCCCACCAGTTGGGCCGGTAGGACCATGCCGAACCGAATCATCAAGGACGCGATTCTCGTCAGCGCGAACATCGACCAGCTTACGGCCGACGAGGAGCGGTTTTTCTTCCGTCTCCTCCTTATCTCGGACGACTACGGCCGGTTCGACGCCCGCCCGCCGGTCATCCGGGGGCGTGCCTACCCGCTCAAGCCCGAAGTGACCGATCAGCACGTCCTGTCGTGGATTGCCAAGCTGGTCGAGGTCGACATCCTGCACGCCTACGAGGTCAAGGGCGCGAGGTTCATCGGTTTCTCGAACTGGCACACCTATCAGAACGTCCGCGCCGGCAAGAGCAAGTACCCGAGTCCCGAGGGTGCGCAACTCTTGCACTCGGAGGACATTGTCGGCAACGGCACGCCCCTGCTTGCGCCTGCGATCATCTGCAAGCAGATGCAATCAGATGATCCGTCTTCTCGTATCTCGTCTCTCGCTTCTCGCTTCTCGTCTCTCGGTTCTCGTGTCTCGCCTCTCGTCTCTTCTCCCGAACCTTCGCCGGCTGACGCCGGCGCGGAAGGCGACCTCGGACCGGCACCCCTCCTGCTGGCAGAGACGACCGACCCGCAGCCCGCAACCCCCGCCCGCCCGACGCCCGCCGTCGACGCCACCGGACAGGCAAGCCTCATCCCGGCCACCGGCAAGCCCGACCGCCGCCGCAAGCCCGCAGGCGAGCCTGAGGACGAACCGACCGCCACGGCTGATCTGGACCGCTGGGTGGCCCGCTACGTCGAGCTCAAGCGCCCGCCGTTCCCGCCCGCACTGACGAAGGAGGACCGGATCTTCTTCTTCCAGCAGCGCAAGGCGCGTGGCATCGACGAGCTCGTCTGGGTGCTCGAAGTCCTGCACGGCGACTCGTACAGCGCCCACCTCCCCATCCGCGCCCTCGTCGCGCCCGAGGCCGCCCAGAAGGCCGCCGGCCTCAAGGCGAAGGTCGTCCAGTCGGCTGGCCCGCAACCCTCCAAGCACATCACCGGCCGCGACCTCGACGGCCTCTGGGCCGGCGAAGCCTAGCCGCCGCCCGAAAGGAACCCGCCATGAAGCCCCTGTCTGAACTCGCCCCCTGGGAAAACTACTCCGGCCCCGAACTCGAGGAGCGCGTCGATCTGCCGCCCGAGCCGGAGCCTGTCGCCCGACCTGAGCCCGTCGTCGTCACCCTCGACCCGAGCGACCGCCGTCGAGGCTGCCTCCGGTTCGCCGGCGTCGAGAACGAGCGCCTTGTCGAGACCATCGCGACCGGCCCCGCCTTCTGCCCCGCTTTGCCCGGTCACGAGGGTAGCCAAGCCGCCGTCGAGGCCGTCGCCGCCTTTCTCGCCCGTCCCGAGCTCGCCACCCTCGTCCTTGCCGGCAAGGCCGGTCGCGGCAAGACCTACGCCGCCATCTACCCACTCGCCCACCCGTCGCTCTGGGACATGGCGAAGCACAAGGTCTGCCAGTTCCTCCACGCCTCCCGCGTCACCGTCGGCGACCGCTGGACCGCCAAGCGGGACGCCTGCATCGACGCCCACCTCCTCGTCGTCGACGACCTCGGCCGCGAGTCGGGCGATTGGGCGAGCGACCAGGTGCTCTCCCTCATCCTCGACCGCCACGACAACGGCCGGAAGACCATCATCACGACCAACCTCCGCCGGTCGTCCAAGGTCGTCACACCCGAGCAGGCCGCCCAGTACCGCAACCAGTTCATGGACCTGCGGTACACCGACAGCCTCATGTCCCGCCTGTCCGACCCGACCGCCACCCGCTTCGTCGTCTGCAGGGGCGACGACATCCGCCCCACTCACACGCAGGAGTCCGCCGAATGAAGTTCATCGCGCCGAAAGCCCGCTCGCCCCTGCACCGCGCCGCCGAGGGCGCCGTTCAGCGCCTCGTCGAGACGCCCACCCTCCGCACTCTGCTCGTGCTCGACGACCCAGCCGACATCTCGGCGCCGGCTGTCGCCCGCTACCTCATGGCGAGCCTCACGCCCGACAACAAGGTCGGCGCGCCCTGGTGCGACATGCTTGAACCGAACATGGGTATCCCGTCGGACGACGAGATGCTCCGGGTTCAGAACGCGCCGGTCGTCGTTTTCTACAAGGCGCACGGGTACATCGACCCCGGCGTGCTTTACGACTTTGTGATGCTCGTGCGGAACCGGCACGAGCGCGGCCTGCGGACCATCATTACGAGCCGCGTCGAGAAGCTGGCCGAGTGGTGCCATTGGCTCACGACTCACGGCGTCAACAGAGACGAGGTGCTGCCGCTCTGGAATCTGCTCCAGTCCGACACCGGCCGTGCGGTAATACTTACCAAGTGATGCTCCCCCCGCTCTCCCCGCTCATGCGCTCGGTCCTGCTCCGCTTCGACTCGGAGACGACTGAGACCGACGTGACCCAGTTTCTCGACGAGGAGTCCGTCCGCGAACCGGCGACGCGCGCCCGCGCCGTCCTCGAGGCGCTGTGCAATATCGGCACACTCCACCGCGAGGGCGCCGTCTACCGCGTCACGCAGCGCGGCGAGCGCGTGCGAGACCAACTCCTCGCCGACCTCGCCGAGCAGGCCCGCGCCGCCCGACCCGTCCGCCGACGCACTTGACATAATCACGACCAGCAGGAACGGCCCGTCCGTCGCGTCTGGCGCGTCCGCCGTCCGCAGACAGCGGCACCCCTTCCGAAGCGCCCCCGACCCCCTTTCCGTCCGCGAGGCACCCGTCGATGAGCGGCATCCTGTACGACCAGTCCTCCGGCATCGGCACTGCCGGCCGAGCTCGCGCCCGCCGCGACCAGGTCATCGGCATGTCGCACTCCGTCGTCCGCGAGACCGACGACGAGCTCGCCGTTCGCAGGTGGTTCTCGACCGAGGTCTCCGTCTGGCGCAGGCTCGGAAGCCGCAAGGATGACCTCTGGGAGCTTGTGACCGGAGAAACAGACAGGGGCGGCCCGTAACCTGCACGGCACCGCCCCTCACGCCAAAACACCACCTCATGGGGCGTCGAACCGTCGGCCACGCGCTTGCGCCCGTGTCCAGCCCGAGATGGGCCGGTCCGCTCCTTAGAGTCGGTCGCGCTCACCTATCGCGACCCCGCACCCCGGCGCTAGGGGATCCGGTCCCATGACCTACAAAAAGCCCGACCCGTCCGCCGCCGTCACCGTCGTCTGCTACCCCACCGGCGGCGCCTCCCTCGCCTGCGCCGACGGCCACGTCTGGTGCGGGTCGACCCGGCTCAAGGGCTGGCAGTCGGGCGACGGCGTCGAGGACCACGCGCTCTACTTTCCGACCGTCGCCCGCGCCCTCCAGTTCGCCCGAGGCAACGGCTGGGTGGGAGAGTAGCTGCCGGGAACACGGGTGTCGGTCGCGTCGCCGACAGGGTTTTCGCTCAAGCTGGGCGCGGCCGAAAACGATTCGACCAAGAACGAAGGACACATCGAGGGACACTTCTTCTTGATCGAGGGACACCCCGAGGGATAGGGTGTCCTTCGATGTCCGAACGCTTCATCGACAAGGCGACCTACCTACGGCTCGTCGAGGCGTTCCGAACGCACGGCACCAACTGGCGGCGCGTCTCCATCGAGGCGGACGTCAGCCGGAACACCGCCAAGCGGGCCTACAACGCCGGCTGGCTCGACCGTTGGGAATGGGCACGACCCATCGCCTCGGTGCTCGCCGACGGGTCCGAGGAAGTCCGCGCCGCGCTGACCGCGACCGTCCAGGCCGAGCTCGAGGCCGAACGACGCGCCCGACCGAAGGCTCGTAACAAGGTCGCCGAGCGCCGAGCCGCCGAACGGCAAGCCGCCCTCGCCGACGCCGAGGCCCGCCGACAGGCCGACACGGTCGCCGAGGTCCAGCGCGCCGAGTCCGAGGCCGACGAGCTCCGCCGTCGCATTGCCGAGCAGGCGCTTCGGGAACGGGAGGAAGCCGCCCGAGCCCGAGCGGCCAAAGAGGCGGCCGAGGAGGCCGAGCGCGAGAAGGCCCGCCAACAGGCGCTCGAGGCCCGCACGCAGGAGGCTCAGCTCGTCCGTCTGGCTCGAGGCGCCGCCATCGGTACCCTCGGCGGGACGATGAGGCTCATGCCGGGCCTCGCTAAGCTGGCCGACCAATTGAGGGCCGCCATCGACGCCGGCCAGATTCCCATCGACAAGGCCGCCTCGACCATCGGGCAGATCAGTCGCACGGTGAAGGACGCGACCCTCGCCGCACAGGTGGTTATCGAGCTCGAGCGCCTGCACGTCGGCGCCCCGCAAGCGATCATCGGCGTCGTGCAGCATGAGATCAGCGTCGACGAGGCGGTGTCCGCCGTCCAAGAGGCCGAGGCCGCAGTCCAGCGCGCCCGGCAACTCGGGCTCGTCGCAGAGCAACAGAACGCCCTCGGGGCGCGAACGAAGGTGGCAGAGGCATGAGCGACGTCGTCCGCGAGCAGTCCGCGCCCGTCGAGAGCGATCATCCTGCCGTCTGGCTGCTCGTCCTCGCTGACATGGCCGCCCGCGACGCCGACGGCCGCCGCAAGTACGGCGTGCCGCTGCAGCCGTTCAACGGCCGCGACCCGCTGGTGGACGCCTATCAGGAGAGCCTCGACCAGTCCGTATACCTGCGCTCCGCCATCTTCGAGCGGGCGGCGCTGCTGGCTCGCGTCGCGGAGCTCGAGGCCGAGGTCGCTCGGTTCAAGGGGAACGCATGAGAAAGCCCGACCACGTCCAGGTCGTCGTCCGCAAGCACCCGCGAGGGCGGACCACCAACGTCGAGTGCTCGCTCTGCGGTACGTCGCAGCCGCTCGTCGTCCCCGGTCGGCGCGTCCCGTCCGAGGCCAACATCAACCGGATCATCCACCTCTTCGGCGCCCTGCACGACCAGACCTGCCGCGACCGAGTGGAGGGGCTCGTCGCCGCGCTCAAGGCCGAGGCGGCGCAGGCCGAGGCGCCGGCCGAGGCAGCAAAGGTCGAAACCACCTTCTACCGGCACGTCAGCGACACCGCGCCGACCGACCCCGAGGTGCAGCCGTGACCGCCACCGAGACTGACGCCAAGCGGCAATCCGCTTTCATTCGCACCATACTGAAAAAGGACTGTCTGCCGAGTCACTGCGGCGCTTGCGGTCGGTGCGCGTGGGTCGTCGAGGAGGTCTACTGCATCGAGCGGCTCGATGGCCCCAAGTCGAGGGTCGTCGAAGGCATTCTCGGGTTCCCGTTTGGGTCGAACAGCTTCTTCCCTGTCCTTCCTGTCTGGTGCGGCAAGTGCGGGAACACGCACCTGTTTAACGCCATCGTGCTCGGGATCGTCGACCGTGACGGGAAGGTCTGCGTCAACCTCGACGAGACCATGCCGTCGGGATGGGTCGAAGAGACCAAGACAACCGAGGTGCAGCCGTGACGCCCGAGGAGCTCATCACGCTCGACTGCTGCGAGCGTGCCGAGGACACCGGCCTCGTGACCTTCAACGAGGACAGCGTCCGTTGGGAGATCGTCCGACTGCAGCCCGACGGGTCGACCGTCGCCACCGGCATTGACCGCTGCCCATGGTGCGGCAAATGGCTGCGCCACCTCATCGCCGGATGACCAACCCGTCCGTCTACGACCGCGAGACGGCCGAGCGCCTCGCGATGGTCGAGCTCCGCCGCGCCGGGCAGCGGGCGAGGCAGGCGCACTACGCGCTGGCAGCGGCCGACCCGCTCTCGTTCGCCGAGATGGTCCTGCGCGACACGGCGACCGGCGAGAAGATCAAGCTGTCGGGCGAGCAGATTCGGTGGCACCTCGCCGCCGAGCGCAGCCGTCGCACGGTCCTTTGGGCGCACGACCAGTCGGGCCGGTCGCTCTGGGCGGTGTCCCGCATCCTGCACACCCTCGGGAAAAACAGGAACGCGCGCATCGTCATCGTCGGTCGCACCCTGCCGGCGGCTCGGACGGTCCTCGGGCTCGTCGCCCGCTACCTCGACTCGTCGCCCGAGCTGCGGCATGTCTTCCCCGACCTGCGCCTCGATGGCGAGCCGAAGGCCCGCAGCCTCGCCGTCGCCGGCCGAGTCCACCGCGACCCGTCGGTGCAGGCCGTCGGGACCGGCCTCGGCCTCGTGTCCCGCGCCCCCATCGACCTGCTCGTCATCGACGACGCCCTCGCCGACGAGCACGTCCGCACGCCCGGCGCGCGCCAGCTCATTCGCGACTGGTTTGAGGCGGTCCTTTTTGCATCCGTCTCGCCCTTCGGGCAGGTCGTCGCCCTCGGGACGCCGCTGCACCCCGAGGACGCCGTCTCCCGCCTCGCCTCGCAGCCTGACGTGCAGGTCGTCCGCTCGCCGGTCGTCGACGCCGCCGGCGTCCCGACGTGGCCCGAGAAGTGGTCCGTCGAGCGCGTCGAGCGGCGCAAGAAGGACATGGACGAACAAGCGTGGCAACGCCGGATGCTCGTCGCGCCCATCCTCTCGGCCGACATGCGGACCGCCGCCGAGCCGCTCAACTCGTTCATCGAGCGCGTATCGGGCGGCTCGCTCATCGCCCCGCGTCACCTCGCGCCCCTCGTCGCCCTCCTCGAGCGCGCCCGACACGAGCCGGTCCGAGCCGTCGTCTCCGCCCCGCCGCAGCACGGCAAGTCCGAGACGATCATGCACGCGCTCGCGTGGCACCTCGCCCAAGACCCGACGCGAACGCACGCATACGTCACCTACGCGGGCAACTTCGCGACCGACCAGAGCCGGCGCATCCGGTCAATCACCGACTCGGCCGGCGTCGAGATGTCCGACCAGGCGGCGCTCCGTCGCTGGCGCACCGCTCGAGGCGGCGGGCTCATCGCCGAAGGCGTCTCGGGCCAACTCACGGGTAAGAGCGTCGACGGCATTTTCGTGATCGACGACCCCTACAAGGACCGCGTCGAGGCCGAGAGCGCGTTGAAACGCGAACGGGTATGGCAGTTCTTTACCGACGTCGCGAAGACGCGTTTGAACCCGGCGGCCTCCGTCATCGTCGTCCATACCCGCTGGCACGAGGACGACCTCGCCGGTCGACTCGCCAAGCAGGGCTGGGAGCGGGTCAACCTGCAGGCCGTCTCGCCCGAGGGCGCCCCGCTCTGGCCCGAGCGGTACACGCCCGCGTGGCTCAAGGAGCAGCGCGAGGCGCTCGGCGAATACTCGTGGGCCTCCCTCTATATGGGCGAGCCACGCCCGCGAGGCGGCGCCGTCTTCCGCGACGTCCGCCTGTACGACCCGCAGACGACCGTGGTCCGCTCGCACGTCTGGCGTGTGGCCATCGGCGTCGACCTTGCGTACACCGCTCGCGCCAAGGCCGACTACTCGACCGCCGTCGTCCTCGCCGCCGACGGGCAAGGCGTCTGCTACGTCCTCGACGTCATCCGGGCGCAGGTCGAGGCGCCCGCCTTTGCCTACCAGCTCGCGCAGCTCAAGCAGCGGTACGCCGCCCCGATCCTCTGGTACGCCGCCGGCACCGAGCAGGGCGTGGCGCAGTTCATCCGCAACCAAGGCGTGCCGCTCGAGGTGCAGGCACCGAAGGGCGACAAGTTCGTGAGGTCGATGCCGGTCGCCGCCGCGTGGAACGCCTCACGAATCTCGGTCCCGATGAACGCCGCATGGAGCAACGCCTTCGTGGAGGAGGTGCTCGCCTTTACCGGCGTCGGCGACCTGCACGACGATCAGGTGGACGCCCTCGCCGCCGCCTACGACCAGCTGTTCCCGCAAGTCGCGACCCCGGTCGCGCAAGTCCTCAACCTCGACCTCCGACGCCGATGACAAAGAACAAGACGAAGCCAAAAGCCAAACGCATCCACACCGACGAGGCGCTGCCCGTCTGGGCGCTCGACTCCGGCCACGACGGCCTCCTCGAAATCTACGCGGTGAACGGCCGCCTCGAACTGCGCTGTGACCTGACCTTCGTCAACGACGACTCCGACGACGAGGACGGCCTCGCCCGGCTCAAGGAAGAGGCGGCGGGCTACGCCGAGGGGAATCGGGAATGAGCGCAGCCGACGAGATCAAGGCTCGCCTCGCCGGTCGCCGCGTCGTCGCCAGCGTCAGCGGCGGCAAGGACTCGGCCGCCATGTCGCTCTACCTGACCGAGCTCGGCATCGAGCACGACCGAGTCTTCTGCGACACCGGCTGGGAGCACGACCTGACCTACGAGTACCTGCGCGGGCCGCTCGTCGAGAAGCTCGGGCCGATCACTTGGCTGGAGCCCAAGCGGAAGATGGAAGAGCTGATTCTTCACAAGGGCATGTTCCCGAGCCGGCAGCGCCGCTGGTGTACGCAGGAACTCAAGGTCCGTCCTTTGGCGCGACACTTCAAGGCCCGGATGGACGAGGGTGACGACATCGTCAACGCGGTCGGGATTCGCGCGGCCGAGTCCGAGTCGCGGTCCAAGATGCCCGAATGGGAGTGGCAGGACGGTTTTGACTGCGAGGTCTGGCGACCGCTCCTGCGGTGGTCCGAGCAGGACGTCATCGACATTCATCACAGGCACGGGCTTCGACCGAACCCGCTCTACCTGCGCGGGGCGCAGCGCGTGGGCTGCTGGCCGTGCATCTACGCCCGCAAGGACGAGATCAAGTTGATTGCCGACACTGACCCTGACCGCATCGTCCGTCTGCGAGTGCTTGAAGGACAGGTGGCTGAGAAGGCGCACGCCCGAGCCGCCGAGAAAGGCGAGACGCTCAAGAACGACCCCGCGTGGTTCCAGGCGAAGAACGGGGGCACTGGCGACTGCTGGCCCATCGACAAGGCCGTCGAGTGGTCGAGGACGGCCCGAGGCGGAAAGCAGTTTGAACTGTTCGCCGCCGACTCTCGGGATGCGGGATGCATGAGGTGGGGACTCTGTGAGACGAATGGGAGGTCTGAATGACGTTCAAGCCGGGCGACAAGGTACGCTGCACCTCGCACTACAGCGGCGAGGACCACGAGCACGACTACGAGATCCTCGACATCGGCGAGGTCAACCCGAGACGACCGGACCTCGGCCGGCCGTGGACCGTGCGGCAGCTCGACTCGGGCGAGGTCTTCGGGATGGCGCACCTCGAGTCGAAGAACCCGCGACTGCTTGGGGGCAAGGAATGAGCGCCCGCATCTGGGACCGGCGGAGGCTGGCTCGACGTCGCGCCCGCATCGGAGCCCTCGCTAGCGAGCTCGCGACCGCGCCAACGCCCGAGCGCGAGCGGGAAATCGACCGGCGCCTCGGCCGAGTCTATGCCCGCGTCTTCCATCCGCCGCGCCGCGTCCGCGTCTGGCTGGCGTCGTGAGCGCCGACCCGAACGCCTGTGACGGCGCGACCTGCGCCGAGGCGCCGGCCATCGTCATCCACCGCGAGGCTTTCGACGGCAAGCACCAGACGGACGACGGCCCGTGCAACTGCCGGCCGACGGTCTACTGTTCGGGCTGCGGCGGTCGCAAGCCGTCGACGACGCCGACACGCAACTCCCGAACGTGGTGGGTGACCGAATGAGCGCGAGAGCATGGGGCCGCCGTCGCCTCGCCCGCTGGCAGCAGGCCGTCGTCGTCGCCCGCTTCTGGGCCGAGTTCGGCGACCAGCACGAGCGCGACGAGGCGGCACGAATAATCCGACGGCTCGTCACCAGAGCGCGGCGCTACGGCGTCGACCTCGTTGTGGACTAGGGACCGACGCGGAGCGTGTGAATGTCGAGCGGCACACTGGTGGACTGGACGGCCACGCAAACCGTCTTCGGAGCTGCGATAGGCGGGGGCGCGATTCCCGATCAGTCGGACATCATGGGGCGCATCAAGCGCCTCGGCATGTCGCCGCGCCAGGTCGAGCTGAACCATCTGTGGAGCATCTATAGATCCGCTCAGTATGAGACCTGCTCGTCCGAGTGGGACGGGTCGCAGAAGATCAGTCGCATCGACCGCGAGGCGATCAACTCGGGCGCCTACATCCCGCCGGGCTTCTACGACCTCGGCGCGATGCTGCCACTGCGGTTCCGCAAGCCGACCGCGCCCTACCCGCTCGCCCGCGTCATCGTCGACCGCTTCACGAGCCTGCTGTTCAGCGAGAAGCGCCACCCGCGCGTCAAGGTCGAGGACGACGACGCGACGGACGATTATGTCGGCGCGCTGCTCGAGGCGTCTCGCTTCTGGCCGACGTGGATGCAGGCGCGTGGCTTCGGCGGCGCGATGGGCTCGGTGGCCGTCGGCTTCTCCATCCTCGCCGGCAAGCCGCACCTCGAGATCTTCGACCCGCGATGGGCAACGCCGACCTTCGTCTCCCGCACCGGCAACGAGCTCAAGCGGATCGAGGTGCTCTACCAGTACCCGCGCGAGATCTACGACGGCGAGACGGGCGTCTGGCGCGAGGTGCCGTTCTGGTATCGCCGCGTCATCGACGCCGAGCGGGACATCGTCTACCGCTCCATCCCGGTCACCGACGAGGCGCCGGTCTGGCAGGTCGAGAACGAGGTCGTCCACGGGCTCGGCGAGGTTCCGGTCGTCTGGGTGCAGAACACCCCGAGCCAGGACGATGCCGACGGCGACAGCGACTATCACGGCGTCCTCGAGATGCTGCATGCCATCGACCAGCTTCTCGCCCAGGCGCAGATCGGCACCATCGCGAACGCCGACCCGACGCTCGTCATCTCGACCGACGCCTCGCTCCCGCCCGATCTCGCGAAAGGCTCGCGCGCCCCGATCCAGCTCCCGTCCTCGGGCAAGGCTCAGTACCTCGAGCTGCAGGGCATCGGCGCGAAGGCCGCGACCGAGCTCGCCGACCTCTACCGCAAGCGCGTCCTCGAGGCGTGCCACTGCGTGCTCGACGACGCCGCCAGCGACGGCAGCGCGAAGGTCCGCCGCACCGCGACCGAAATTGAGCGCAGCTACGCGGCGATGATCGCCCGCACCGACGTCCTGCGCGAGCAGTGGGCCGAGATGGGGCTCAAGCCGCTCCTGCGGAAGATGCTGCGAGCCATCCGACACGTCGAGCAGGGGCGCGTCGGCGAGGACGGCCGAGTCGTTCGCGGCGTCGTCGTCATACCGCCGCACATCGACCGCGACGCGAACGGGAAGATCGTCGGCAAGCGTCCCCGCGAGATCGGCGAGGGCGAGGTCATCGAGCTCGTCTGGCCGTCGTACTTCGAGCCGACCATCGACGACGCGGACACGGCCGTGAAGACCGCCGCCGCCGCGCTCGCCGGCCAGCTCGTCGACCAGGAGGCCGCCGTCGCGTACGTCGCGCCGTTCTTCCACGTCGGCGACCCGAAGGCGATGGCCGACCGCATCCGCAACGAGGCGGCCAAGCAGGCCGCGCTCGTCGCCGGCATCGAGGCGGGTCTGCCCGCCGGCGAGGTCATCGACGGTCCCGGCGGCGCCTCGCCGTTCGCGGCCGAGGACGAGCCCGCTGAGGACGAGCAGCCGGTCGAGGGCGAGGACGTCGAGGAGGCGGAGGTCGAGGCGTGATCATCTGCATCGACTTCGACTCGACCCTTGTCGACGAGTGGGGCCGGAAGTTCTCGGACGTCACGACGCCGCTCAAGCTCATGGGCGGCGCTCGCAAGGCGCTACAGGCGATGAAGGCCGCAGGCCACGTCGTGCTCGTCTCGTCGGCGCGAGCAAACCGCGCCCTCCGCATCGACCCCGAACTCGACCCGCTCGTCCGAGCCGGCGTCGTGAAGCTCGACCGCAAGGCGTGGGAGGCCGAGCAGCCGCTCCACGAGGCGCGCTACCAGCAGATGGTGCAGTTCTGCGCGACGCAGCTCAAAGGGCTCGTCGACGCGGTGGACGACGGCGGGCAGGGGAAGCCCGTGGCGGACCTCTACATCGACGACCGGGCGCTTCGGTTCGGTGGCGGCGTGGATGGTCACAACTGGTTCGACATCGCCCGCCAGTTCGGGGCGTGACACGGGAAGACGGGAGACGATGCACCAGGGGACATTTGACTTGCGGGAGGGCGACGCGCTCGACGTGCTGCGCTCGCTGCCCGATGCGTCCGTCAACCTCGTCGTGACGGACCCGCCGTACTTCAAGGTGAAGGCCGAATGGTGGGACCGGCAGTGGGAGAAGCCCGCCGGATTCCTCGCGTGGATGGGGCAGCTCGTCGACGAGTGGCGGCGCGTGCTCAAGCCGAACGGCTCTCTCTACGTCTTCGCCTCGCCGCAAATGGCTGCCCGCGTCGAGGGCGTCGTCGCCGAGCGCATGAAGGTGCTCAACAGCATCGTGTGGGCAAAGCCGCGCTTCTCGACGAAGGCCGAGATGTTCGTCAAGGGCGACCAGCGCGCCTTCTTCCCTGCCACCGAGCGCATCGTCTTCGCGGAGCAGTTCGGCACCGACAACATGGCGCGAGGCGAGGCAGGCTACGCCGCCAAGTGCAACGAACTGCGGTCGCTCGTCTTTGAGCCGCTGCGCGCTTACCTAGACGGCGAGCGCGAGAGGGCGGAGCTGTCGCGAGTGGAAATCGCTCGCGCATGGGGGGGGCTTCGCAAGGAGAAAAAGCGTAGCGACATGACATCGCACTGGTTTGGTCAGTCACAATGGCAGTTGCCAAGCCGAGCAAGCTACGAGTGGCTCCGTGCGCTGTTTAACGAGGCGCAGCCGGGCGGAGACTTGCTCGCTCGCGAGTACGAAGGGTTGCGGCGCGAGTACGAAGGGTTGCGGCGCGAGTACGAAGGGTTGCGGCGCGAGTACGAAGGGTTGCGGCGTCCGTTCGAGGTGTCCGACGAAGTGCCGTACACCGACGTCTGGACGTTCCCGACGGTGCCGCACCGCCCCGGCAAGCATCCATGCGAGAAGCCGGCGGACCTCATTCGGCACATCGTGCGGGCCTCGTCGCGCCCCGGCGACGTCGTGCTCGACTCATTTGCCGGCTCGGGCGTCGTCGGGCGCATCGCCATCGAGGAAGGCCGGTCGTTCATCGGCTCCGAGATCGACCCGCACTGGGTCGCCGTAGCACGTCGCAGCATCGACGCCGCACAACCCGTCGCCGCGACAACGGGCGGGGCTAGGGACTCGACGAGAAAGACGCGAACGGGGACCGCCTCGCCGTCGCAAGGCTGGTTGTTCGCACGGGAGACGGCATGAGCAACAGGGTCAAGAAGTTCATGGACGGCAAGGCGACACCGATGGACATGCATCGGCGCTACGCATGGAACGGCAAGCCCTGCACGACTTGCGGCGGCGCGCCGGTCATCCGCCTCAAGACCTTCATGAAGGCCGACGACTTCACCTCGACCGTCGAGCCCGGCATCATGGCGATGATCGCGGCGGCGTGCGACGGCAGGCTCCCGACGGTCCCGACGAAGTTCGGACCCATCGTCCGCATCGGCGACGCCTACGCCTGCCGTGCCTGCCAGAAGGATGCCGAGGTCGCGGCGGCTCGTCTGCCGGAATACGTCATCGTTGAGATCGATAGGGGCGTGCGCGATGTCCCGATCCAGGTCGGCGCGACCGGCCTCGTGCTGGCGTAGCCGTGGACCGGCGCTGCAGGACGTGCGCGCAGGTCGCGACGCTCTACGCGCACTCGCTGGCGGAGGAGGAGCACCGCTGGTCGGGCGGCGACGAGAGCCTCTGCCCGTGCGTGCCCGCCCTGCTCTGCGCCGTCTGCCATCACTCCCTGCTCGACGGACAGGCGCTTGTGCTGCTCGGCGAGGAGGACGCGCCGAAACAGGAATCCGCCCTAGTCCACTGAGGTCCGCATGGCCGACTCGTTCAAGCCGCCCGAGAGCGCCCGCAAGGCCGCGAAGCACGCGCTCGAGCTGCGCCGGAAATGGGGCCGTGGCGGAACGCCGGTCGGCGTCGCCCGCGCTCGCGACCTCGCCGGCGGAAAGAACGTCTCCCGCGAGACCGTCGGCCGCATGGCCGCCTTCGCTCGCCACCTCGACCAGCCCGAGGCGAAGCACGCAGAGGGTCCGAGCGCGCGCAAGGTGGCCGTAGGCCTTTGGGGCGGCCGGTCGGGCATCACCTGGGCGAAGTCGGTGATGGAGCGGCTCAAGAAGAAGGGGAAGTAGCCATGCCGCTCAAGTCGCTTCGGCAAATGCGTTACCTGTATGCGGCAGAGGCGCGCAAGGAAGTGCCGAAGGGCACGGCCGCGAAGTTTGTCGCCGAGACCGGCAAGGCCAAGCTCGCGAAGCTGCCCGAGGTCGTGAAGCGCAAGGACCGGCGGCGGCTCGACCCGCTCGTCAAGGCGCGACGCGCCGGGAAGGCGAAGTGAGCGACGCGCTCAAGCGGTTCGCCGCGACCATCCCGAAGCCCGCGCCCGCCGACGGCGGCGAGGGCCGTGCGCTCGAGCGCCTGCGCGGCGAGGCGACTGCGGCCGGTGCCACGCTAGCCAAGCAGGGCAAGGGCGGCCTGCCGGCGTCGACCGCGCTCGGCGTTTTCCGTCGCGACCAGTACCGCTGCAAGAAGTGCGGCGGTCGCGAGAACCTCGAGTTGCACCACAAAGCCGACCTCAAGCACCCGCCATCCCTGCGTCTCGCCCGCATGTCGGTTGGGCTCGACCCGCGCACGATTGTCGTCGTCTGCGCCCGAGACCATGATCGCATCCACGCCGCCGATGAGGCTCTGAGTGGCTAAGCCGACGACGCCCGAGGAGCTCGCTCGTGCCGTCGAGCGCGTCGAGGGCGCGTTCCAAGCGACCGGCCGAACGCTCGAGCGCCTGACCCGCGAGCGCGGCGTGCGGCCGATGTTCCGTCTCATCGACCAGGCGGCGGCCGAGCTCGAGCGCAAGGTCGCCCGATTGGCTCCCGGCGACGAGACGTTCACGGCCGTCCAGCAGCGGGCGCTGCTCGCGCAGTACCGGATGATGCTGCTCGACCTTCAGCCGCGCATGACCCGCGTGCTCGGCGAGGCGTCCCGCGAGGCGCAGGTCGAAAGCATCCGCTCGATGGTCTCGACGCTCGCGCTCGCGGAGCTCGAGTTCGAGGGCGTCACGACGCCGGTCCCGCTGACGCAGGCCGCTCGCATGGCGGGCATCATCGACCGCGACCGCGCCTCGCTCCTGCGGCAGCACGACGTCTCGGTGCGGACCTACGGCGTCGACAGCATCACGCAGGCCGAGAAGTTCCTCGGGCAGTCGTTCGCGCTGCAGCGCCCGTATCACGAGGTGATGACAGGTCTTCTCGACATGGTCGACCAGAGCCGCTACCGCGCCGAGCGCATCGTTAGGACCGAGGTCTCGTTCGCGTATTCGGCCGCGCACGCCTCCGCCCTCGACGACGCATCCGAGATCATCCCTGGCCTGTTCCGGCGGTGGGTCGAGTACGTCAGCGACACGACCGGCGCCCCGCTTGACGGCCGAGTGGCGAACGACTCGCTCGTCCTACACGGGCAGGTCGCCTTCACGCCCGAGGGCGCGACGATGGAGGCCCGCTCGACGTTCCTCGTCGGCGGCACCGGCGGGTTCGAGATGCCTCGCGACAACCGCGTAAACGCGAAGCTCTGGGGCAAGCGGTACGCGCACCCGCCGAACCGGCCGAACGACCGCTCGCGCATCGTCGGCTGGAAGGTCGACTGGCCGGTCCCCGCTTACATGGTCGTCAACGGGCAGCGCATGGACGTTAAGAAGGCGCTCGCGCTGATGACGGGCAAGGACGCCGACGAGGCTCGCGAGGACGCCGAGGGAATCGACATTCCCGAGCAGCCGCTCGCCACCGAGGCCGAGGTCGACGAGGCCCGCGCCGGATTCGCTCGCGAGCGCGAACGGCGACGTGCCGAGGCCGCTGCACGACGTGCCAGGACACGCAAACCCAAGGAATGACGGTCCCGCAATAGGGACCGCGTTGTGCGCCTTCGCAGGCGCGAGGTATCGACGATGGACGCAGCGAAGCTCAAGGCATTTGCCGGCCATGGTGCGGGCGAGGGCAGCGGCAAGGGCGGCATGCTCGCCGAGCCGGGCGTGGGCAAGGTGCCGGCGAAGCAGAAGGAGACCGAGCTCGCCAAGAAGGCTCGCGAGATGATGGCGAAGGCCGTCGCGGTCGCCGAGGACGAGGACGCCGCCGGTCACGAGGAAATGATCGAGCACCTCGCCGGCTTCGACCCCGAGGAAGACGAGGCGCCGAGCGGCGTCAAGGACGTCGGCCTCTGGAAGCGGTTCGTCGCTCTCGTCGACCCCGAGGGCAAGGGCAAGGAACTCGAGAGTCCGTACGCCGTGGCGCTCGCGCTCTACTGGCTCTCCGGCGGTCCGCTCGAGGACATCTACGAGCACATGGAAGAAGCCGAGGCCGCCGAAGAGGCGGAAGAGCTCGAGGAGGACGAGGACTAGCTCCTCGTCGGGAGGCCGCATGGCCGACAACGATCCGAAAGTCATGGCCGAGGCGTACCGGCAGGTGCTCATGGGGCGCGAGCCGCAGGGACTCGTGAGCGCCGACGTCAACCTGCCCGCGCTGTCTCGCGTCAACACGACGGCCGCGCAGCAGAAGGCGAAGGGCAACCCGGTCGGCGCTCGCTGGCTCGAGGGCGCCACCACGCGCGACGTCAAGTCGTACCGCGACGTCCGAGGAGGCAAGTGATGTTCAAGTCACAGGCAGGCAACCTGCGCTCGCCGCGCAAGGAAGCCGAGAAGAAGGGCACCGAGGCGGCTGGCTTTGCGTCGTGGGACTACGACGCGCATGCCGGCATCCCCGACCGCGCCATGGGCGCGGGCCAGAAGTACGACGACAAGTCGGCGGGCCTCTCGCCCGTCAACGCTCCGGCCGGCGCGCAGCGCAAGCCGTTCTGAGGAACCCCATGCACACGAAGCTTTCCGAGGTCGCCGCTGCCGTGCAGTCAGGCGCCGACAAGTGCCCGGTCTGCGTCATCGACAAGCAGATCGGGATGCACCAGGGCAACGTCACCGTCGCCCCCAGCTCGGCGCCCCTCGTCGGGCAGCCGAAGCCCTTCAAGGGCTAGGAGAATCGCCATGGTCAAGAACTCCGAGTTCGTCCCGATGGGTCCGCCCGCCGACCCGATGGAACTGATCAAGAAGGCGCAGGGCTCGTTCGTCTCGAACGTCCCCGCCGCCGCCGGCCTCGAGGACAGCACCGCTCTCGCGGCGATGCCCAAGCAGGTCCAGCCGAAGCCGTTCAAGGGATAGCTGCCAATGGCCGACCTGATCCTTCCGACGACGTTCGAGCTCTCTGGCGGCTACGCGCTGGCTCCGACGCTTCCCCTCGCGGGCGGCGTCGAGGCGGCGGTCGAGCTGACCGAGATCGTGCAACTGTCGGCAGTGTCGGGTCCGCTGTCGCGCTCGCTCGCCCCGAACGCTGTCGCCACGCTTGACGTCGAGACGCTTCTCGGCGCTGACGTCGGCGGCGGCGTGCTCGTTGTCCAGTCGACGGGCGCGGTGCGCGTCGAGTGCGCGGGCGTCCTCGACGCTCGCGGCACGACCCTTGTCCTCATCCTCGACGCGAACCTGCTGACGGGCACGCTCGAGATCACGAACCTGTCAGCCACCACTTCCGCCTCCGTGCGATTCACGCTCGGGGCGCAACGCTAGGGAATCCGCAATGTCCACCGCCATTCTTCCCCAGACCCTCGAGCTCGGGCTCTCCCAGGCGAACCCCGGCTTCCTCGCCGACGCTCTCCGCAAGGTCGACCTCGGCTCCTTCTTCAAGCTGCAGAAGGAGACCATCACGCAGGCCGCCGCCGACACCGTCGTGCTGTCGAAGGCCGCGTTCGGTCCCGCCATGGTCCAGGTGCGCGTGACCGCCGGCGGCGCCAGCACCCTCGGCGCGTATCTCGTGTCCGACTCCGGCGGCGTCGCCGTGGTCGTCGGCGCCGAGATCGGCGTCTGCAAGCTGTCCGACGACGGCCTGACGCTGACTTTCGCCGCCGGCAGCAACATCACCGGCTGCGTCGTCTCGTACCTCGCCGCCTCGGCCGCGCCGCTCGACGAGGCGTTCGGCTTCTAGTCGCAGCATTCGGACGGTGCCCCCCTCGCCGTTCGATAGGGGCTCGGCGGGTTCGTCTCCCGCTCGCCGAGCTCCACTTTCCGCCGGGAGGCACAACCATCTCGACAGCGTGCCGCCACGCCATACGCGGGCGGTAACTACGCGGACAAGGCACCATGTCGGAAACCATCAGCACGACCCCTGTACAGGTTGGCGACGCCACCGTGGCGACCGCGCAGCCCATCGCACCGGGCAACCTCGTCTCCGGCGACACCGTCGCCGCGCCGATGGGCGCTCCCGAGCAGCCGCAGGGCAAGACCATCTCGCTGCCCACGTCGGCCTTCGCAAAGCTGAAGGCTGAGGCCATCGAGAAGGGCAAGAAGGCAGCGAACACCGAGATGCAGGCGAAGGCCAAGGCTTTCGGCTTCGACTCGGTCGACGCGATGTTCCAGGCGCTCGAGACGGCGCGCACTGGCTCGACCGTCGAGACGCAGCAGGAGACGCGGCAGGCTGCGAAGCCCGCGCAGGCGCAGAAGCCCGCGCAGGCCGCCGGCAACGTCTCGGCCGAGGCGCTCCGCATCGCGAAGGAAATGGAGCGCGCGCGCAAGGAAGCCGAGAAGGCGAGCCGCGAGGCCCGTCGCTATCGGCAGGAGCTCGAGGAGTACCAGGCGACCGCAGAGATGCGGGAGCACCTGCTCCGAGCCGGCGTTCGCGAGGACGTCGACTACGCGCTCGACCTCATGCGTCGCGACATCAACGCGAAGCTGCAGACGGACCCCGAACTCGCGTCGTACAGCACCGACGAGTTCCTCAAGTCGCTCCGCACGAACAAGCCGTTCCTTTTCGGCGAGGCGCGCGTGGCCGCGACGACCGGCACTGGCGGCGAGGGCGTGCAGGCGCGCCCGCTCGCTCCTGGGCAGGCCGCCGCGACGACGGCGCAGGCCGACCAGTTTGACGCCCGCAAGGCGTCAGCCGAGCAGATCAAGGCGCGTCTCGCGCAGCTCGGCGTTCAGTATTCCCGCCAGTAATAGGGCTGGCGGAAGCAACTCCGTCTCGGGTGGCTCGCGGAATCCCCGAGGCTCTCTCACTTCCGCACAGACTCAGGTGACACATGGCTGACTTTTCCGTCATTGCCCAGAGCGGCCAGGTCCGCGCTCTCGTGCAGGAGGGCTTGCTCGAGCGCGCCTTCCACGACTCTCTCTTTCCCCGCATGTTGTTCCGTGGCGATGCCGAGCAGAAGGCTTGGACCGCGAACCTCGGCGATTCGATGTACTTCACGGGCGCCGGGCTGCTCGACATCAGCCTGAAGCCGCAGCAGGCGAACGTCGACCCGACCCCGTCCACCTACTCGAACGAGCAGTGGATCGGCCAGCTCAACAGCTACTCGGGCAGCATCGACACGAACATCCCGACGAGCGTCAACGCCATCGCGGACCTGTTCGTTCGCAACGCCCAGCAGCTCGGCCTCGCGGCGGCGAAGACGATCAACCGCCTCGCCCGTGACAAGATGTACAACGCGGCCCTCGACGGCCAGACCGTCGCCGACGGCGCGGCGTCCTCGGGCGCCTCGACCATCGCGGTCAAGCGGCTCAACGGCTTCACCACGGCGCGCAATCCCGGTCTGCCGAGCGGCTCGCCGGTGCGCTTCGCTCCGGTGACCAGCGGCAACCCGCTCGCCATCCTCATCAACGTCGGCGGCTCGCTCGTCGCCAACACGGTCGTGGGCTACGTCCCCGGCGTCGCCGGTGACGAGATCGGGCCGGGCTCGCTCGTGCTCGGCACGCCGCTGTCGGGCAACGTCTCCGACCGCGCCGCCATCCTCGCGGTCGACCGCTCGGTCGTCATCCGCGCCGCGACGAACGGCGGGCAGGGCATCAACTCGACGGTGGACTCAGTTGACGCCGTGTTCTCGATGACCCAGATCCGCGCGGCGGTCGCCCGCTTCCGCCAGCAGAACGTCCCCGAGTACGCCGACGGGTCGTTCCACTCGCACCTCGACCCGATCTCCGAGGCCGAGATCTACGAGAGCACCGAGTTCCAGCGCCTCAACACGAGCTTGCCGGACTATTACATGTACCGGCAGTTCGCCATCGGCCAGATGCTCGGCGTCACGTTCTTCCGCAACACGGAGTGCCCGGTCAAGGAGACCGTCATCGGCGCCGGCGACAGCAACGCGACCGAGGTCTTCACGCAGGATGATCCGTTCGCGGGCGAGATCTGGAACGCCTCGAACACCGAGATCCACCGCGTGCTGTTCAGCGGTCAGGGCGGCCTGAACGAGTACTACCAGGACGTCGGCCAGTACATCACCGACGCCGGCCTGACGGGCAAGCTCGCGACGCCCGCCATCACGAACAACGGCATCGAGGTGAACAGCGACAAGATCACGCTGATCATGCGCGCGCCGCTGAACCGCCTGCAGGACCTCGTGTCGACCTCGTGGCGCTACGTCGGCGACTTCGTCGTCCGCACCGACGCCGCCGTGGGCGACAAGAGCCGCTACAAGCGCATGCTCACCGTCGAGCACAAGTAAGACACGCTGCCTTCTCTCGGGCCTCCGTCGCGATGTAGTCGACGGACGGAGGCCCACCAAGGTCGCGACTCGGCAGCTCCAAGCGGAGCGCCACACGACAGCGGCAGCAGTCGTGAGTCGCAACCGAGGCGATGTCCACCAGGCGTGGACTAGCAAACGCCTCGCATTGTGACCCTCGGAGAGGGTCACCTACCGGCGGGGCTTCGGTCCGCGCCGGCACACGGGGGCAAACCCTGCGGCTTTTGCCGCATGGAACCGCCCCTGATAACTTGGACACGACGGCTTCGGCCGTCGGGCGTCGAGGGTTCCGAGCTTTGCTCGGACCTCACATGACGTGCGGCGCAGAAGCGTCGTCGGGAGCATCCGGGACAACCTCGGTCAATGGTTGGTTCGCTCCCGCGACACACACTCTGCGCCGCGTCTTTTTTTTGAGGATTTCACATGGGTCGTCCGAGGAAGTACCCGCTCGCCGCGCCGGCAGACGCCGCCCAGGTCGAGTTCGTCGTCGAGCCGCCGCAGGCCGTCGAGGCCGCGCCGGTCGTCGAGCCGGTCGTCGTCGAGAAGCCGCGCGCGGGCCTCTACCGCGTGACGCGCGGCGTGTTCTTCAACCAGCACGGCGCGTCGCAGTGGCTTGCGGTAGGGACTCTCATTGACGAGTCCGTCGTGGGCGCGGCCCATATCGCGGAGCTCAAGAGGCATCGGATTCCGCTCGAGGAGGTGTAGCCGTGCCGTCCCTGCTCACCGACACCGAGAAGGCGCAGATCCGACAGATCCTCGGCTACCCGAACGTCTCTCGCCTCACGGCGCTGATGGAGCTCTCGCCTGCGCCGCGTCAGCTTTCGTTCCTGCTTGAGCCGGCGATGGACGCGCTGCTTCCGCAGGCGGTCGCCATCGTGCGGCAACTCATCTGTCAGTGCGAGGCCATCGAGTGCCAGCTCGGGCAGAGCGCGGACCGCATGCAGGCCGCCTCGGTGGGCAACCTCAAGATGCGCGCCGACGAGCAGGACGCGCTCGAGAAGCTCTACGTCCGCTTCGGTCGCCGTCTCGCCGACGTCCTCGGCGTGCCGCCGTACCCGCTGTCTGTGCGCTACCAGACCGACCAGACCGTCAACCTCGGGCCGTACGCGGGCAACCTCCGCATGCGGATGATGAACTAGCGCCATGTCGTCCTGCGCCTCAAAGCCGAACCCCTACGCGCCGCTGACCTTCGCGGAGATCGAGAAGTCGTTTGCGCGGAAGATGATCCCGCTCGCCGACTCGGCGCGGGCGCTCGGCGTGCGGATGGGCATCAAGACCTACGAGGTCCGCATCGTTCGCACCGCCTGGACGGGCGCGTTCCGTGGCGAGGGCATGGAGTACGTCGTCGAGGAGTACCAGTTGACGCCGACGCCTATGCTCTCGGGCCTCGACGGCATCACTCAGGCGACGGAGAGCGTCGGACAGGTCGAGCAGGGCAACGTCACGCTCTCCGAGATCAGCGGCCGCTACACCGAAGACTTTTTGCGCGGCTTCGGGCAGGACGGCACCGCTCCGGGACCGAACGAGCAGGTCTATTACGAGGTCCGCTACCCGACCGCCGACGGCGACGGCATCCGGCGTCGCTTCTATCTGAGGGCGGGGCCGGCCTACTACGCCGACACGGCCGAGTGGAAGCTCTCGCTCGAGCGGCAGATCGAAGACCGCCCGCCGGAGCGGTACTGATGGCGGAGACCGTTCGCATCCCCGTCGGTGACCTGCCGCGCTACATGCAGGCGCTCGGGTCGTCCTTTGGACCGGCGATTCTGCGCGGCCTGACGGGCGCTGCCGTGCGGTCGGTCGCGACCCTGTCGAACGAGACGAACCGCAAGCGCATCCGCGACACCGGCCGATACCTCAACGGCTGGGGGCACTCGCCCGCCATGCACCTCGGTCCGGTCGCCGCATCCATTCGCGTCTACAATGACGCGCCCTACTCGGGCATCATCGAGCTCGGCCGCCGCGCCGGTCGCAAGATGCCGTGGGTCCGAAACACGCCGCTCGAGTCGCAGCCCATCTACCTTTGGTGCATCCGCCAGCTCGGCATGACCGCCGACGAGGCCGCAAAGGCCGCGCGCCCCATCGCCTGGTCCATCAAGCGCAAGGGCATCAAGGGCAAGTACGTCGTGCGCGACGTGCTGCGGCAACTCAGCAACGAGGGCGCGGAGGAGGTCATCAAGTCACTCGACCGTGCCGTGCGCGACGCATCGCGCCGCGTCGGAGCCGGTGCGCCTCGCCTGCCCGGCGGGAGTCCCTGATGTCCTCCTGTCCTCCGAACCAAGCTCCGCTTTCACCGGTCATGAACGCGCCGGGACCGCTGTTCTACGGCGGCACCGACGTCAGACCGGTCTTGCGGAACAACACGCCGCCCGTCATCACGAACCGGCACGAGACAGACGCCCGCACGGCGCTGACGCTCGGCCTCGCCATGTACCTGCGCGGCCTCGAGTTCGACGGCGGCGCGGGGCGCATCCTCGCATTCGGCAACCGCGTCTTCGAGTCGTACGCCGACCCCGAGGTGCAGGCCGCCTTTCCGTCGGCGCTCGTCTCGAGCGACACGCCGGGTACCTACGACTCCTCGAGGCTGACGCCAGGCGAGCCGGTCGACCGCGTGCAGTCCAACGAGGGGAACGCGCTCGTCTCGACGAGCGAGTTCGTCATGGACATGGTCATCGACATCTGGGCGACCGAGAGCCGCTCCCGCATGGCGCTCGTCGCCGGCATGGAGCAGGCGCTCAGCCCTACGGACTGGATGTACGGGCTGCGGCTCGACCTCCCGTTCTACTTTGGCGCTCGGGCGGGCTACGAGTTGACGAGCGTGCAGTACATCGACAGCGAGGAGTCGGCCACCCGCCGCTACCGGCGCGCGTCGATGGTCGTCTCGGGGCGCGTCCCCGTCTACCGATTCGCCGCGAAGCCGCTGGCTCGGCCTCGGCTCGCGCTCGACGTCACAACCGCCGCGTCGGAATAGGAACGGCGCGGAAGGAGTATTCCCATGGGCGCAGGCTTCATTCAGCGGTTCGGGTCGTTCCCGTCCGTTCAGCAGATTCAGACCATCGAAGGCGTCGTGATCATCGACGGCGTCGGGCCGGCGCAGATTCAGGGCACCGGGACCGGCGTGGTCGGCATCGTCGGCGAGTTTGCTGACGTGTCGTACGCGGTGCAGGTCGAGGGCGGCAACGTCACCTCGGCGCCGCAGCCCGTCTTCGTGACCAGCGACGCCGACCTCGTCTCGAAGGTCGGTCCGTTCGACCCGACGCTCGGCCAGTTCGGCGGCGCGTGCGGCAACGGCCTCGCTGACATTCGCGGCAAGCGGTTCGCCGGGCTCGTCGTGGCGCCCATCAACCTCGCCTCGTCGAAGGCCGTCCGCCTCGTGCGCGACCTGCCGACGAACGCCTCGGCGTCGAACCCCTCGCCGGTCGTCCCGATGGTCGGCGCGACCGTCGTCGCCGGTACGCTGTTCCAGGACAACGCGGCCGAGAAGCAGACGAAGTCCGCCGGCGCGGTCGTCTTCTCGTCGGTCGGGGCGTACGCCTCCGGCGTCGACGGCGTGTCCGTCGCCGGCGGCGCCTCGGGCGGCCAGCTCTTCAATAGCGCGGGCGGCGCGTTCGTGACGAACGGCGTGTCGGTCGGCGACGCCATCGTCATCGGCGTTCTCGGGACCGACGACGACGCCGGCACCTATCGCGTGCGGCAGGTCGTCTCGGAGACGCAGCTCGTCGTCGGGCAGCTCGACGGGACCAACTTTTCGTGGGCCGGTGACACGGCGCTCCCGTGGCGTATCCACGTCGCGGCGACGGCCGACTCGGGCGCGGGCCTGTTCTCGGCGGTAACGCAGTTCACCGTGCCTGCGCGTCCCATCATGGAGAGCGTGGCGAACGACGTCGTCCTGACGCCGGCCGTGCCCGCCGCTGCGGCGACGGCGACCTCGTGGCAGCCGCTCTCCGGCCTCAAGCTCTGCACGCAGCCCGGCTCGGGCAACGGTCTGGCCTACACGGCCGCCGTGCAGGCGCCCAACGCGGCGAACAGCACCGAGATCCTCGCGAAATACGGCGAGGTTCTCTCCGCGCTCGAGAGCGACAGCGACCCGGCGAACACCATCAACATCGTGATGTGCTCGCGCGCCGCGCGGCTCAACGCCTACAACCTGCGGCAGCTCGCCGTGAACCGATCGCAGGCCGGCCTCGGCATGGTTGCGGTCGTGGCGCCGGGTCTCGCCTGCCAGACGCTTGGCGAGGCCACCTCCTCGAGCTCGGGCGCGACGACGGACCAGGTCTTCGGTGTGGCGGCCATCGACGCCGCCGGCCGCTCGGACCGCGTCATCTACACCTGGACCGGCGTGCGTCAGTACAACGCCGACGCGGTCGGTATCAGCATCGCCACCGCTACGGGCGGTTCGACGACCGACGGCGTGCTCGACCTGACCGCCGCCGGCCACCTGTGCTCGGTGCTCTCGCTCATCCAGCCGGAGCGCAACCCCGGCGAGCTGACCGACGTCACTCAGTCGGCGCTCTCGACGGTGCTCGGGCAGCAGCGCGGCGCGCCGGTCCTGACGCGGGCCGACTACGAGGTCATGAAGTCCTTCGGCATCTGCGGCATCCGTATCGACCGCTCGAGCGGGCCGGTCTTCCAATCGGGCATCACGACGAGCCTGACCTCGGGCCGCACGCGCATCAGCCGCCGCCGGATGGCCGACTTCATCCAGGACAGCCTCGCGCGTCAGTACAACCTGTACGTCAAGCAGCTCATGAGCGAGAACATCAAGACCGCGCTCATCACCGAGACGGACGGGTTCCTCGCGGGCCTGCTGGCGCGGGCGACGCCGAACCTGCAGCGCATCGCGGGCTACACGGTCGACTCGACCGGCGGCAACACGCCGGAGCTCGAGGCGCAGGGCATCTACGTCATCGGCGTCGCGGTTCGTCTGCTCTCGGAAATGGACAACATCGTCCTGTCCAGCCAGATCGGCGAGAACGTGGTTGTCACGGTGGTCTAGGTGCTAGAGACTGAGTGACGCCGCGCCACCCGCCGAGGGTGGAATAGGGCGCACGGTGACCCGACGAGGGGCCGTGCGCCCTTCGTCTTTTCGGAGGTTCCCATGCCCAGCTATCGCGTTCGTGGACAGGAAGTGTCGGTGCAGGTCGTCCAGAACGGCAAGATCGTTGCCGAGCTCACGGACGTGAAGTCCTTCGACGTCGAGTTCCAGATGGACGTCATGAAGGAGGGCTACCTCGGCGAGTTCACCGACCGCCGCGACGACATGTTCAAGGGCATCTCGGGCAAGATCGAGTTCCACATCGAGAACAACGCGCCCTTCGACTTCATCAACGCCATCGTGCAGCGGTCGCAGTCGCGCGTGAAGGGCACGCAGTTCAACGTGCAGTCGACCATCAACCTCCCGAACGGGCAGGTCAAGCGGCTGCTCGTGAACGACATTTTCTTCTCGAACGTCCCGGTGAACGTCTCGGGCCGCTCGGACTACGTCACCTATTCGCTGCCCTACGAGGCGGCGGAAGGCAAGTTCCTGTAAGACCGACCGAGGAAGCGCAAGACCAGGGGTAACCACTAGCCGTCAGGGAGACGCGCATGATTCCGGGAACCGACAACTCACGACCCGTCTACACCTACCAGATCCCCGCCAAGCTCGCGGCCGAGGCCGAGGTCTCGAGCGTGACGCTCGTGCACCTCACGGCGGCCGAGGAGCTGCAGGCGGCGAAGCGCGCGGGCGGCACCGACGCGATGCGGCTGGCTCAGGAGCTCGCGAAGGCGTGCCTGCACGGCCTCAACGGCAAGACGCTGTCGCCGGTGAACAACGAGAAGGAGGCGGCGTGGCACAAGCTGCATCCGAAGATCCGCTCGCTGGTGCTGTCGGCGTACGCGAAGTTGCACTCCCCGGACAACGAGGACGTCGACTCTTTTCTCGCCAGCGAGGTCATCGAAGCGGCCTGAGCCTCGCGGAGCTCGCCGTCGCACTTGACGCGGTGAGCGTGGCCGAGCGCGTCGCGGCCGTCTGGCGGCTGCTCGCCTTCGTCGGACGATACGGGCATCAGTCGGTCGACGCGCTCCTGCGGATGACCATCGCCGACCTCGCGGCGTTCTCGCTGGCCCTACAGGAGCTCATGAACAAAGAGGGCGATCCTCTTCGTGAGCGCATCGCGGCGGGTGGCTGATGGCTGTCACGAACATCGTCGACCTGGTCTTCAAGGTCACCGACAACGCAACCGGACCGGCCAACCGGCTGAGCGGTGCCATGTCGGGGCTCTCGTCAGCGGCTCGCATCGCGGCGGGTGCTCTCGGCGCCATCGGCGTCGGCGTCGGCATCAAAGAGGTCATCGGCCTCAGTTCCGACTACGAAAAGCAGGTGCTCAACATCGCCTCGAAGCTGCGCGCCTTCGGCTTCGCGGGTCCGTTCGAGGAGGCCGAACTCGCGACGCGCTCGGCGCTCAAGAGCATCGAGGACTTGGCGGCCAAGCTGCCCGGCGAGGCGGCTGACTACACGACGGTCTTCACGCAGATCATGCCGAAGGCGATTGCCTCTGGCATGACCAACATGAAGGACATTGTCGACTTCACGGCGCGCTACACGGCTGGAATCAGCGGCAGCGGCATCGACGCAGGGCAAGCGGCGATGGACATGGTCCGCATGCTCAGTGGGCAGGCGGGCGCCGACGTCCGCACGTTCACCGAACAGATCCGCGACCTCCTGCCGGTGCAGTTGCAGTCGGCCGAGGCGTTCAACAATCTCTCGGCCGAGGCTCGCCGCGTCGAACTCGATAAGGTGTTCAAGTCGACGGCCATCGCCGAGAAAATGACGAAGGCCGCCGACACGCTCGACAGCAAGCTCGGCGAGGTCATCTCCAAGGTCAAGGCGATGATTCGCGAGTCGAGCAAGCCAATGTTCGAGGGCGCGAAGCGACTGCTCGAGGAGCTGAGCAAGTTCATCACGGACAACGAGGCGCAGATCCTCGGGCTCGGCAAGCTCATCGGGCAGGGGCTACAGGACGCGGTCGCGCTCGCGCTGCCGGCGCTGCAGTTCATGCTGCGGCACCTTGAGGGCATCGCCCGCGTCATGGCGGTCGTCTTCGGGTTCTGGGCCGGCTCGCAGTTGACGGCGATGCTGTCGGGGCTTGGCGCCCTCGCAAAGCAGATTCAAATCCTGTACGGCGCGATGCGCGCGTTTGGCGTCATGACCGCAGTCACCGGCATGATTCAAGAGGCGATGGGCAAGGGCTGGGTCGGAATCGCGAGCGCGCTCGGAAAGGCGGCTGTCGTCGGTGGCGCAGTTGGTCTTGCGCTGTACGAGGTCAACAAGGCGTTCGACAAGATGGGCGAGAAGCCGCTCGCGCTGCCAAAGCTCGAGGACATCACGCTTCCGAAGGTCGAGATTCCTGAGCCCGCCGCGAAGAAGAAGGAAGAGGGCGAGAAGGTCCGCAAGGGTCCACCGAAGGCCGAGGTGTACATCGAGAACGCCCGATTCGACATCAAGCAGGCGTTCGCCGAGGGCTTCGACCCGGACCGTATCGCGGCGGCGTTCGTCGAGCAGATCGGCTCGACGACGATGTACATGGGGCAGTCGTCGTTCGCGGCCGCTGCGACGGCGGGGGCATAAATGGCGCTGCCTCAATTCACCATCACGACGCTCGACCGGACGACGCCGAGCCAGCTTGTGCTCTCGGGCCGCGCGCTGCCGTACCGCCCGATCACGCTCGAGGGTACGCAGGAACTCGAGGTCGTCTGGTATCCGGGCTTCCCGAACGCGACGGCACAGGCGCTCGGGCCGCACGAGGAGAAGACGACCATCAAGGGCTTCTGGAAGGACCGCTTCCTCCAGGCGGTCGACGTCGGCACGGCGCCCGCGAAGCTCGACGGGCGGGACGTGAACTCGGCGGCGGAGCTCGTCGAAGCTGCCGACTCGTTCCGGCGCCTCGGCTACGAGGTGCAGGTCACTTGGCAGACCGTCACGCGCATCGGCTTCATCACGCGGCTGTCGCAGTCGTGGCACACCGAGCACGACTGCGAGTTTGAGATTGAGTTCACCTGGACGGGTCGCGTCCAGACGCCCATCACGTCGGTCCTTCCGGTCGGCCAGAACTACACCGACTACGCGAACCGGCTCACGACGGCGCTGGTCGACTCGGGCGCGTATCAGACGACGCAGACGGCGCTCGGGTCGCTGAACTCGGCGGTGGCAACGGCCTTCTCTGTCTCGCAGGACGTCGGCACGGTCGTGAGCCTCGCCCTCGGCCAGATCGCGAACGCGACGCAGGCGCTCACGAACCTGTCGGCAAACGTCGCGACGGCGGCGCAGATTCCCGCCGGCGCGGTGTCGCAGGCGACGGGCATCCTCTCGGGGCTTGCGCGGTCCTACACGACGGTTGCCGAGTCGCTCGAGCGCACCGAGTCGACGGTCAAGGCAGGACTGACGACGCTCGCCCTGCAGGCGACCGGCGGCAACCTGTTTGCGGCGCAGCTCGTCGCGGACACGCAGTACTCGGAGACGACCAATACCTACCGAGGGCTCGCGCAGCAGGCGACGGAGTGGGCGCAGCAGTCGCAGGCCGTTGACGCGCCCGCGCCTGACTGGATTTACGTCGCGGGGCAGGACGACGACCTGCGGCGGGTGGCGACGCTCTACTACGGCGACCCGGCATCGTGGGTCCGCCTCGCCGAGTACAACGGACTCTCGTCGTCGCTGCTCACGCCGGGCCAGCAGGTCAACGTGCCGCCGACGCAGCAGCCGAGGGCCGCATGAGCGGATTGACGCCGCGCCCGCCGGTGTACCGGCCGAGTTGCCTCGTGAAGCTCAACGCCCGCTTCGACACGGCCTACCTGCCCGCGACCGACCCGCCAGGCGCGACGTCGCTGCAACAGCCGCGCGCCGAGGTGCAGCAGGCGGGCAACACGCTGGGGCTCACGGGCGCGAAGAACGACGGGCTCACGGAACAGATCGTCGTCCGCCCCATCTCGGCCAGCGTCGAGGTGCCGTCGCCTCGCGAGGCCGGCCGCTTCTCGCTCGAGTTCCTGTACCGCGACTTCCCTGTCGACCCGCGCATGTTCTCGGCCATCGCGTGCGAGGTCTACCTAGGCGGCGTCTCGGCCGACAAGTCGGCGCAGGGCATCGGCGGGCAGGGCTACAGCCTTACGAACAACCCCGCGCTGGTCTCGCTCACGGACGACAACCTCGCGGTGGTCGGCATCGTCGACGAAGTGCGGGTACGTCACGACGGGCAGATGAGCCGCGTTACGCTCGAGGGGCGCGACCTCCGGGGCGTGCTGCTCGACTCGCCCGCACCGGCCGCGCTGTTCACGCAGCTCGACCTCCGCAAGCCCATCCAGAACGTCGTGCGGCAGATCCTCGACAAGCATCCGTTCGGCTCGACGCTGTCGCTCTGGTACTTCCCTGACGAGTGGACGGTGCCGGGCGACGAGTTGCGAGGCCCGCCGAGCCCGTACTCCACCGACGGCTCGACCCGCGTGCGCCTCGGCGCGACGGGCAGGGAATCGAAGGGCACCCCGAAGGCGGGCGAGGAGGTCTCCTTCTGGGATCTCATCACCAACTACTGCTTCCTGTGCGGCGTGCTTCCGTACTTCTCGGGGAACAAGCTCCTGCTCCGGCGGGCGCGATCCTACTGGTCGCAACTCGGCACCGTGCGCGGAATGATCTACGGGCGCGACGTCCTCTCGCTCGAGATCAACCGCCGGTTCCAAGGCTCGAACGGGCTCAAGGGGCGCGCCGTCATGGTGACGTCCATCGACACCGACAGCACGCAGCGCGGCAACGCTCGGCTGAAGGAGGTCGTCTGGGGACCAACCATCCTCGACGCGAACAACCCGGACAACCGAGGCACGACAAAGACGGGCAAGACCGTCAAGACGCACGAGGCGGCTCTGCCGCCGGGGCAGACGACCCGCCCGCAGGTCGGCCAGATCTCGCCGAGCGGCCTCGTTGGGTACACCGACGTCGTTCGCATCCCTGTCTCGGGCATCAAGAGCGAGGCGCAACTCCTCGAAGTGGCGAAGGCGGTCTACGAGGAGATCGGACGCGGCGAGATGTCGGGCGCCTTTGAAACGTGCAACCTCGCGACCTATGGCCGACCGGACCTCGAGGCCGACCTGCTCAAGCTCCGGCCGGGCGACGCGGTTCGCATCCAAGTCGACGAGCGGCTGTCGACCGGACAGGCGCCGGCAGTCTCTCCGCTGCAGAAGGACGCGACGACGGCGGCAGCCGAGCGCATCCGCGAGATGACGAGCCGAGGCATCCCCGCTCGCATGGCGGCGGCCATCGTGCAGTCGGCCGAGCGCGGCGTGCCTGCTCTCGCGCCCATATTCCGCGCCAAGCACGTCAAGTTCGACTACAGCGTGACGACGGGCGTCAAGATCACCTGCGACTTCGAGAACTACGTCGAGGCGACGCGGGCCAAGACCGGCCTCACGGTGACGACGAGCCTCCCCACGACGAACACGACCGGCAACGTCCCGACGGCGCTGCAGGCCGTCGAAGTGCCGAGCGAGAGGTAGGAGGCGACCATGCGACGAGCAGCCAGCGGCCTCGACCTCAACGCGCTCTCGCGCGCCATGCAGCGCCCTGGCATCGACCCGCGCTCGTGGTGCTCGCTCGCCATCGTGCAGTCGGTCGTCATCGACGAGGCGGCGGGCGTCTTCTGCGACGTCCTGCTGATGCCGTCCAAGCGGCGAGAGACGGCGCGGCTCGGCGCGGCCTACGCAGGCTCGGGTTTCGGCTTCTATGTGCCGGTCCGCGTTGACGACGAGGTGCTCGTCTCGGCTCCCGGCGGTGACCCCGCGCAAGGGCTCGTCATCACGCAGCGGCTCTGGTCGCCGGCTGACGTCCCGCCGGCGGGGCTTGAGGCGACGCCCGAGGACGTCGTCCTCGTCGTCGAGGCCGACAAGTCGCTGCGGCTCACGGTGCAGGGCGGCGGGAACGTCATCCTCGCGGTCGACACGGGCAAAGTCTTCCTCGGCAGCGAGACGGGTACGGAGGCGGTCGCGAAGGGCGACAGTCTCAAGAGCTATCTCGACGGCATCGTGAGCCAACTCAACAGCCACACGCACGTTCCGACAGCATTCGGCACCCCTACAGGACCAATGACCGCCTCGACGCCTCCGGTCACGCTGTCAGGTCCGACGTCGGCCATTCTTTCGACGACCTCCGAGGTGAAGTAATGATGGTCTCCGGCTACGGCTACCAGGCGTGGGGCACGTCCCAATGGGGCGGGCTCTCGGTCGGCGTCATCGACTTCGTCCGCGCGTTCGCGGCGGGCGACCGCATCGTGCTCGTCGAGCTCAACTACGAGCCGCAGCACCTCGGGGCGCAGTATCCCGGCGATGCACTCAACCCCGCGTCGTGGACGGTCGTCGGGCCGGTCCGCAACGACGAGGGCGTTATCACCGGAACGAGCGACCGCGTCGTGGCCTCGGTCGAGTACGTCAACGCGACGACCTACCGGCTCATCACGCTGTTCGCCCTCGGACCGGCGACCGACACGCTCACAGTCTCGACGGTCGGCCTGCGGAACCCTGTCGGCGCGGTGCAGCCCGACGCGGCCATCTCGTTCGACGGGTGCGCGCAGGCGCCGCAGCTCGTCGCGCAGCCGGGCACGACGGGCGACCTGCGGAACATCCAGCCGCAGGTGCTCGACAATCAGGTCTCGGGCACGCTGCAGGTCGGAAGCGACGGCGACTATCAGCTCGGCACCGTCGAGGAGACGGTCCGCAAGTTGATCATCCGTCGGCTGACCATCCCGAAGGGCGGCTTCACCTGGCTACCTGACTACGGGCTCGACCTGCCGGTCAAGGGGCTGATCTCGCCCAGCCAACTCCCGCTCATCCGCGACACCATCAAGTCGAACGTGCTCAAGGAGCCCGAGGTCGTCGACGCGGGCGTGCGGGTGTCGCTCCAGGGCGACGGCATCGTCCTTGTCCAGATACAGGCGCGACTGCGGAGCGGGACGAGCGTGAACGTCGCAACGCGGGTGGTCGCGGCGGCATAAGAGGTGACCTGTGGACCGTCCTACCTACGCCGACCTGTTCTCCATCGCCCGCAACCAACTGTTGCAGGCGAACCCGCGCCTCACGGCCGTTGACCGCGAGGGCAGCGACGCGAACGCGCTCGTGGCGAGCATCGCGGCGGTCGGCGACGAGGTGGCGCAGCAGGTCTCCTACGTCGCGGCGGCCTCGTTCCTCGACACGGCGACGGGGCTCAACCTCGACCGGCTCGTCTTCGACCGCTACGGCCTCGTCCGCAAGCCGGCGGCGGCGGCGCTCGGGACAGTGCAGTTCACGTCGGCGACCGGCGCGGCGTCGACCTTCGCCATTCCTGTGCAGACGAAGCTCGTCACGGCCGACGGGACGCAGTTTGAGACGACCGAGCCGGCGACGTTCTTTCTTGGCAGCAACGGGCCGGTCAACGTCCCCGTGCGCTCGGTTCTTGCCGGCACGACGCAGCAGGCCGGCGTCGGCGAGATCAACACGCTCCTCTCGCCGGTCCCCGGCGCGGTGGCCGACCTTGCGGTGACCAACGCCCTCGCGACGGCAGGCGCGGCCGACCCTGAGTCTGACGCCGAGCTCCGCGAGCGGGCGCGCCGGTTCTTCACGACGGTCCAGCGCGGCACCCTCGCCGCCATCGAGCAGGCGGCGCGAGGCGTCCCCGGCGTGCGGTACGCGGCGGCGTTTGAGGATGTCGACGCCTACGGCCAGCAGACGGGCTACGTCTCGCTGGCGGTCACCGACCAGTACACGGACACGCTCGCGAACCTCGGAACGGTCCCGCCGGCCTACGAGACGCAGTCGCAGCAGCTCGCGGCGCAGGTCGCTCTTGCCGTCGACCAGGCTCGGGCGGCTGGCATCTACGTTCAGACGGTCGTCGCGCAGGTCGTTCTTCAGCCGGTGACGCTGCGCCTGCGGGTCAAGGCTGGCTTCGACACGGCGTCGGTCTCGCTGCAGGCGCGCTCGGCGTGCGTGCAGGTCATCAACGCGCTCGCGCCGGGTGCCGAGCTCACGGTGGCCGCGCTCGAGGCCGCGCTTGCGAACGTGAACGGTCTCTACCAGTCGACCGACACGGTGGTGCTGCCGGTCGCGACGGTCGTCCCGACGCCACTGCAGGTCATCCGCACGAACCTCCAGCTTGTCGTGGCGGGGTAGCGCATGTCGCTGATTCCCTGTCCCGTCAACGCCGACACGCCGGAGCAACTCGTCGAGGTGCTTCGCCGGTTCTTGCCGCCCGAGTATCTCGACCCGATGGAGCCGCCCGGTACTGGCGCTCCAGGCGCGCCCGGTTGGGAGGTCATCCTCGCGGCGTCGCAGGCGCTCTCCCGCGTCAGCGCGGCGGCCGAGCGGCTCGGGTGCGGGCTGTTCTTCCTGACGGCGCCCTCGGCCGAGCTCTCGACGGCGACGGTGACGCTGACCCGCGCCTCAACCGCGACGGGCGTCTTTACCGTCAAGGCGGGCTCGGCGGTCGTCGCGACGAGCGGGCGCATCTACTTCGCGAGCGAGGACGTCACCTTCGGCGCGGGCGACCTCTCGGTCTCGGTGCCGGTCGTCTCGTCGGTCGCGGCCTACTGGCTGAACACGGCGGTCGTCGCGGGCGTGACGACGGTTCCGATCACGACGACGTGGACGGTCGGCGCCCTGACGACGGTTCCGCCGTTCGCCGACACGACGATCACCGTCTCGGCCGACGGCAGCACCGATGGCGGCGTCTCGCCGTTCCTCGAGTTGCTCGGCAACGACCGTGGCCTGACGCAGTACCTCGGCGAGAGCGACGAGGCGTTCCGGCTCCGCTGCCGCACGCTGCCCGACACCGTCACGCCGGGTGCGATTCAGCGGATGCTCGCCCGCATCTTCACGGCGCCGACGCAGTCCTACGAGTACCACGACCTCTGGGCGACGGACTTCCAGACGGCGTACGACATGCCTCTGGACACCGACCCCGTCGTCTTCTGCTACGACGACCCGCGCCCGTTCCCGCCCTCGCGCAACCGCTACCTGCCCCGCAACTACCTGCAGGCGTTCGTCGTGTCGCTGTTCGACTCGGCCGGGTCCATCCCAGACTCGACCTACGGCAGCTTCACTGACCAGCTCGCGGCCATCAAGGCGGCGGGCGTCGCCGCCCACGTCCTCTGGGAGACGAACTGATGCCGACGATCACCCCGCCCTTCCAGCGCCGCATCACGAACCCGCTTCAGCGGCCGGTCGCAGCCGACCTCAACCTGCAGGCGTTCTACGACTCGGTCACGCAGAGCTACTTGGCGGGCGCGGTCTACTCGGCGTCGCCCGGCGGCAACCCGACCTTCGAGACCGGATTCATCGGAAACAGTTTTCGGTGCTTCGCGAGCACGACGTCTCGGGAAGTCGTCGTTCAGAAGGGGCTCGGCTTCATCGCGCAGGACGCGCAGGACGACGCGAACGGCGTCAACTCGGGTGCTTACTCGCCGGTCGTGTGCGAGCCTAACGACCCCGACGCGGCCGGTCTCTATGTCCCGGTCGACGAGCTCGCGGTGGGCCTACAGCGTATCGACATCGTCTGCGTCAAGTCGCCCAACTACGCGACTGCCGTGCAGAGCATTGGCCTTCTCAACCCGTCGTCGAGCACGTTCGCCTTTGCGCCGCGCCCGACGCAGTTCACCGAGAACGCCTTCACTGTCACGTCTGGCGACCCCGACTTCATCAAGGTCGTGACCGGCACGCCCAGCGCGGGCACGCCGACGGTGCCGACGGTGCCGACGGGCTACGTCGAGATCGGTCGCGTCTATGTCCCGGTCGGAGCGGCCAACCTCGCAAACTCCGACATCGAGGACCGCCGCCCCGTGCTCATCCCGCACGGTGGGCGAGCGATGACGCTCTCGTTCCTCACGTCGATCACGACGACCGAGGTGCTTGGATTCGACTTCGGCAACAACGGTGTTCACGCAGCGGTCCGCAAGGTCGTCGACGGGTCAAACCGTAGGTGGTTTGAGGTCTACGTCGCATCGGGTGCCACCAATCCAAGCGTCTTTCAGATGGTCGCGGGTGGGTGGGCGGCGCTAGACGGAACAGGCGCACCGACGAACACGCTGCAGGGTGGAGCGATGACGGCTGTCTACTCAGAGGAGACGGTCTCGCGAGCGAGTGCGCTGCCCATCTTCGAGGCGGCCGGAACGTACGACGCCCTCATCGGACCGACCGTCAGGAGGTTCGTCGTGCTCGCGGGCTTCCTCGACAAGTCGGGCGTCACGGACAACTGCGTCATCAACATCGACGACACCTCTGGCCTCAACGCGAATGTTCGTCGCGTTCGTCTCTCGCTCTACGCGCAAGCCTTCTAAGGAGACGCCCATGGCAGCCATCATCCAGATCAACGGCGGCACGGCCGGCGTCTCCGACGACAACGTCACGCTCGGCTCGACGGTCACGCTCTACAGCGTCGACGCGGCGACGACCTACCAGTGGGCCATCGTCTCGCAGCCTGCGGGCGCCACGGACGCACTCGTCACGCCGACGCAGCGCGGCGCCTCGTTCGTCGCAACGAAAGAAGGTTCGTACCTTCTGCGCCTGACGGTCGACGACGGCCTCCCGACCGAGTCGAGCCAGCAGCTCATCGCGGCGGTGCGCGAGCTCGAGACGGGCGACCGCATTCCGGCCATCGGCGAGACGACCGAGAACAGCGCCAACGACGGATGGGCGAACCCTGTCGACGCGATCCTTCGGCGGGTGACGCAGTTCACCGAGGCCGGCGTGCAGCCTGGCGTCGCGGCCGAGGCGCTCGTCGTCGGAGACGTTGTCTACGCGAGCGACGTCTACACCCTCGCGGCCGGCTTGCCGGGCGAGCGCATCGTCGCGAGCTGGTCGAAGTGCCATGCGGACGTCGTCGCCGAGGTGCAGGGCGTCTTCGGCGTCGTCGCCGGTAGCGTGAACGGCGGCAGCATCGCGGCCGACGATATCATCACCGTGCAGACGACGGGCCTCTATCAGGGCGTGCCGTTCGGCTCCGCTCCGACCGTCGGCGACCCCGTCTTCATCTCGGACGCGGCGGGCCTCGCGCTGACGCAGGGCACCATCAAGCGGCAGATCGGCACCGTGTGCGCGGTCGGCGCGAGCACCTACGACGTCATGGTCGGACCGGCGCCGGCCGAGCTCGTCGTCCCTGACCTGTTCGCGAAGACGTACTTCGTCGCGACGACCGGCTCGGACGTCGTCGGCGACGGCAGCATCACCAACCCCTATGCGACGCCGCAGAAGGCGCACGACGTTGCGCTTGTCGACTACCCGACCGACTGGGTGTCGGTGCAGATCGGCCCCGGCTCGTACATCGGCGGGATCGCTATCGAGAAGTGGAACATCGTCTTCCACGGTTCCGGCTCGCGACCTGAGACGCAGGCGACGAAGCTGCTCGGGCTGGTAAGCGTCAACCCTGACGCCGCCACGCAGAAGTTCAACGACGTCGTCGGGCTCGACCGGCTCTACATCGAGACCTCGTCGGGCGGCGACCCTGCGCTGTCCGTAGGCGGCACGGGCGCCTTCTCTCTGGTCGTCACCGACTGCTACCTGACGACGTCCGACGCGCTTGCGTCGGCGGCCGTCGACATCGCGCCGTCCAACGCCATCCGCCCCCGCGTGACGCTCAACGACTGCGTGATCACGGTGCAGGCGGCCGGCCCCGACATCGTCGCCGTCGGCAAGGGCGACGTGCGGATGAGCAACACGCAGCTCTACTTCGCGTCGTCGGTTCCGAGCGGCTCGGCGGGCAAGGGCATCACGGTCGCGTCGGACGCCTCGCTGTTCGCCGACCGACTTCTGCTCGACATGCAGACCATCGGACCCGGAATCGAGGTCACGGGCAGCTACGCGGGCGTCAAGCTCACGCTGTCCGGCTCCTCGGTGACGCTGTCGAACGCCTCCTGCTCGCACGCCATCAGCGCGACGAACGGCAGCGCGGGGCAGCTCGCGGCCTTCGTTTGGAACTGCGCCTTCGGCATCGCGAACGCGGCTTCAATGATCATCAACGGCTCGGGCTCGCTCGGCTCGAACATCGTCATGGTCGGGCAGCTCTCGTCCCTGTTCGGGACGGTTGGCGGGCTTGGCTCGACGGTGACGCGGCTCGACATGAGCCCCGGCGTGCTGGCCTACACGAACGCCAGCTATCCCGCCCCGAGCGGCCTCGCGCCGCCGGCGGGTTCGAGTGCGATTCCCGTCGGTCCCGGCGTCGGCGGCTCGTGGACGCAGTTTGAGGCGCAGAACAGCAGCGGCACGGCGCAGTCGCCAGGGCTGCGGCTCGTCGCGGGCTCCAACGCGGGCGCGGGTGCGGGCGGCGACGCGCGCATCATCGGCGGCGAGTCTGCGACCGGCGAGGCCGCGTACGCCTCGGCCGGCGGCGCGACGGCGACGGTTGGCGGTTCCTTCGTTGCTGGCGGCGGTCTCGGCCCCATCGGCGGCGACGTCACGCTGACGGCAGGACAGGGCGACGCGACCGACGGCGGTGCGGCGACGCTCACGGGTGGAGTCGGCGCGGCAGAGGGCGGTGACGCGGGCCTGCTCGGAGGCGCTGGCAACACCGGCAAGGGCGGCGACGCGGCCGTGCTTGGCGGAAGTTCGAGCGGAGGCGGCAACGGAGGGATTGCCGTTATCGACGCAGGCACGGGCGCGACGAATGGACACGTCCTCGTTGGTACGGTTCGCGCGGAGTACGTCGGTCTCGGACGCAGCGGGAAGGACGTCATCGTCAACGGGCGCAACGTCGGCACGCCGGTCACCTACGCGCCCCTCGCCGCGACGACGATCCCCGTCAACGGTCCGACCATCTTCTTGAACCCCGCCGCGAATCGCGACATGACGGCCTCGCCGACGCTCCAGACGAGCGGCATCACGGCGGGAACCATCGTCACGCTCGCGAACGAGGACACGACCTTCTACGTCGACCTCACGCAGCACAACGGCAATCCGACGACGGGCAGCTTTCTCAAGCTCGCGACCGGCAACATCTACCTGTTCAAGTACGACACGATCACCCTCATCTTTGACGGCACCTACTGGGTCGAGGTGGGTCGCAGCGTGCAGCCGGGCAAGAGCTACACGCCGGTCGCGGGAACAACCATCCCGTTCTACTGCCCGACGGTGCTCCTGACGAACGCGGGCGCGGTGAACCTCGGCACGGCAAACGCGACGATTCAGACCGCCGGTATCAACCCCGGCTCGCGCATCACCTTCGTCCAGAAGGGCGCGGGGACGACGACGTTCTCTCGCGGCGGAAGCAGCGCCTTGAAGCTGACCAACCCGTCGCATGCTCTGGCTCCATACGCCACGCTCGAGCTCGTCTTCGACGGCACGTTCTGGTGCGAGCTTAGCCAATCGAACAACGCCTAAGGAGTAGGTCATGCTCTCGCAGCTCACAGGCGTTGTCCGCTCGGGAGGCCGACCGAGCCTTCGCGTGCCGCCCGACTCTCGGCAGGGGCTCGCCATCGTCGGCGGCATGTCGAACGACGTCCTCGTCACCGTCGTCAATCAGCAGGGCGCGGCGGTCGATCTGTTCGACTCGACGCTGACCCTGACGGTGCGGCGCTCGCCTCGAGATCTCTCGCCGCTGCTTGCGGTGCAGGGCGTGAACGTCCCCGAGCAGGGACCGAACCTCGCCGTCTTCGCGCTGCCCGGCGACCAGACCGGCTCGTGGCGCACGACCGGCTACTGCTACGACGTCGTCCTGCTGCGCTCGAGCGGCGAACTGGAGGCCATCGTGCCGACCTCTCCTCTGTACGTCACCCCGAGCGTCTACAGCGGCACGGCCAGCAGCTCGGCGCCCGCGCAGCTCCGAGGCACCGTCCCTGCGCCGGGTGGCCCGTATCCTGCGATTCCGGTCGGTACGCCGGTCGGCATCGTCGACGAGATCGTGCTGGTTATCGCCGACGCGGGCGACCCCGCAACTATGCCGTGCGTCGGCCTCTACACGGGCGCGGCGTCGAACCTCGTCCGCACCGACGGCACCTTCGAGGGACTCGTCGGCCTGCCCGAAAGCGTGCCGCTGTTTGTCGCGGTCGGCGGCGGATTCACGGACGTTCCGCCGTCTGCCATCGGCCAGTCTCAGCAGCGCATCGGCAAGTCGATTGGCACGACCAACGCCTTCCTCGAACTCGGTCCGAGCGTGCTTCTGGCCTAAGTAGGGGAGGGAATGGCTACCCTCACCACGCCCATCAAGGTCACGCTACAGACCGGCTACTCGTCGCCTCGATTCGTGCTCAAGGCCGGCGACACGCTGCCGGTCATTCGCGTGCAGATCGACTCGACGTTCGGCGCGGCAGACTTGACGGGCGCCGTCGTGACGTTCCGTTGGTGGCCGGCGGGCTGCGGGTGCGTGGCGCCCGAGGTCGTCTTCGAGGCGGTCGCGACCATCGAGAATGCTCCGAAGGGCATCGTCTCGTACGCCTGGGAGTCTGGCGACACCGACGTGCATGGCACCTACGCCTGCGAGTGGGTCGTCGAGCAGGGCGGCAAGCAATACACGGCTCCGAATGACGGCGACGTCGAGCTGGTCATCCTTCCCCGATACTGACGCGAGGCACGCATGGCAGTCTTCATTCCGCTCGGCGGCGGCAGTGGCGGCGGTGGAGGTTCCCCGACGGGACCGGCCGCCGGCGACCTTGGCGGCACCTACCCTTCGCCACAGGTCGACGGCCTTCGCGGGCGTCCCATCGGAACGGCGGCGCCTGCTGTCGGCGACACGATGGTCTGGAACGGAACCGCTTGGGTGCCGGGACTCCCGCCCTCGGCCGGCGTCGCTGGTGCGGTTCCTGCTCCGGGACCGACGACCTACCCAAGCATTCCCGCCGGCACGCCGGTCGCGCAGGCCGGTGACGCACTCGTCGCGGCCGATGCGGGCGACCCCGCCAAGATGCCGTGTTGCGGCTTCTACACGGGCAGCACGACCAACCTCGTGAAGTCTGCGGGCACCATCGACGGGCTCACGGGAATCGTCGTGGACGCGCTCTACTACGTTGCGGTCGGCGGCGGCCTGACGACGGTCGAGCCCACTGACCCCGGCGAGGTCGTGCAGCTCGTCGGCAAGGGCGCGACGACGACCAGCCTCTACGCGCTGCTCGGAACCCCGGTCACCAACTCCTAACCCCCACCCGGACCGGCGGGCGACACCGGCTTGAAAGGAATCTCCATGTCCGATTTCGTTAACAAGGTCGTCGTACTCGAGAACGGCCAGCTCAAGAAGATCGGCCCCGCCGACAACCTCGAGATGGGCGGAACCTTCACCGCCGGTTCGCTCGTCGGCGACGGCTCGGGCGTCACGAACATCGATCAGGCCAACGTCGTCGGCCTGACCAGCGACCTGGCGACGCTGACGAGCGACGTCGGCACCGCGAACAGCAACGCGAGCGCGGCCGTCTCGACCGCGAACGCAGCGGCGGCGGACGCTGCCACGGCGATGGCGGACGCGGCTCAGGCTGCCAGCGACGCCTCGGCCGCTGCTGCCTCGGCCTCGTCGGCTGCGTCGGACGCCTCGAGCGCCGCGTCGTCGGCTTCGTCGGCCGCTTCGTCGGCCAGCACGGCGGCGTCGGACGCCTCGGCCGCTGCGGCCAGCGCCCTTGCGGCTCAGGGTGACGCCTCGGCGGCTGCGTCGAGCGCGAGCTCGGCGGCTTCGTCCGCGTCGTCCGCTGCCTCGGACGCTTCGGCGGCGGCGGCTTCCGCGTCGTCGGCGGCTTCGGACGCCTCGACCGCGCAGGGTGCGGCGACGGCCTCGGCGGCGGACGCTGCGTCGGCTGCTTCGGACGCGAGCAACGCGGCGGCCTCGGCTCTCGCGGCGCAGGGCGACGCCAGCACTGCCGCTTCGTCGGCCTCGAGCGCGGCGACCTCCGCCTCAAACGCGGCGAGCGACGCCTCCAGCGCGGCTTCCTCGGTGTCGGCTGCGGCGTCCAGCGCCAGCAGCGCGGCGAGCGACGCGAGCGCGGCGGCTGCTTCGGCTGCCTCGGCGGCCAGCGATGCGGCCTCGGCCATCAGCACGGCCAACGGCGCGGTGTCGACCGCCAACGCGGCGGCTTCGGACGCGGCGGCTGCCGTCTCGACGGCCAACAGCGCGGCTTCCGACGCCTCGTCGGCTCTCGCTCTCGCGCAGGACGCCCTCCCGCTCTCCGGCGGCACGCTGACCGGCGCCCTCAACGGCACCGACCTGTCGCTCTCCGGTGACCTCACTGTGCAGGGCAACATCGTCAGCAAGGGCCAGGTCGACGTCATCATCTCGGACAGCTTCCTCGACCTCAACTCGGGGAACGTCGGCTCGTCGGCGACCGCCGGCGGATTCACGGTCAACGTGCAGAAGGCGTCCGGGTTCACGGCCGAGGAGGCTACGGCCTTCGTCGCGGGCGTCTCGAGCGTCTCCGCTCCGTCGATGACCATCAGCGGCTCGGCTCTCGCGGCTGGCGACATCGTCCAGGTGAGCAACAGCGCCGGGGGCAAGAACGACGGTCTCTACGTCGTCGCCGGCGTCGCCGGTTCCGTCGTGTCCATCAAAGGCATCGGCGGCACGATGCCTTCCGCGCAGGTTCCGTTCGTCCAGAACCAGCTCGTGGCTGGCTCGGGCGAGAACGCCATCGTGGTCAAGGTCGACCTCGCGGCCATCGCCGTGAGCAACGGCTCGCTCGTGAGCGCCTCGGGCAGCATCGCGGCCGGGCTGCTCTGCTACGCCTACGCGGCGAGCGCGACCGAGGCCGCCTTCATCGGCGACTGGTCGGTCCTCGCCTCGACCGCCTCGAGCTCGCTGCAGAGCGCGTACGACAACGGCGACGGCGCCATCGACCTCGCGAACGGCAAGGACTTCGAGATCAACGGCTCGGGCGACGGTTCGGCCGACGTGGTGCTCAACCCGCACATCGTGATCGGCTCGTCCATCGGCCAGAAGAAGCAGGTCGAGGCGAACGTCGCGGCCGGCGACATCGTGTTCCTCGACACCGACGGCGTCTGCAAGAAGGCCAGCTCGACGCTGTTCTCTGAGGCGCTCTACGTCGCGCTCGAGGCGACCGGCGGCGCGCAGGCGCTCAAGAAGGTCGACTTCCTCGGCGAGATGAAGGTCGGCATCGTCGGCACGGCGCCCAACATCAAGGACGTGCTGTTCCTCTCGGAGACGGCCGGCAAGGCGTCGAAGGTGGCTCCGGCCTCGGGCTCGGTCATCTCGCTCGGCGCGTGCGTCGGCGCGGCCGCTGGCGGCCTGTACCCGGTGCGGTTCCAGGTCGGCATGCCCGTCGCGCTCTAGTCGCGGTCGGCACGGCATGGGCCGGTCGGCGTCCTTCGGGGCGTCGGTCGGCCCTTTCGCGTTGCTAGGTAGGCAAAGGACACGACTCGCGAGGGATACCGCATGTCCAAGCCTGTGCTTTTGCTCGACGCCGGCCAGTTCGTCGGCCTCTTCGGAAACGCCGACGGCGACGTCCTGCGATGGAACGCGACGACGAGCGCGTGGGAGGCGGCAGCGGGCGGCGGCACGGGAACTGTCACAAGCGTGACGGCGGGTGCTGGCCTCTCGGGCGGGACCATCACTGGCGCCGGCACGATCTCGATGCCGAACGTCGGGACGGCGGGCGAGTACGGAAGCGCCTCGTCGGTCGCCGTCATCACCACGGACGCACAGGGTCGCGTGTCGGCGGCGACGACGACGGCTATCTCGATCACGCAGTCGCAGGTCGCAGACCTCGTCACGGACCTTGCTGCCAAGGCGGACAAGTCGGTCACGGCGACGGCGGGCGCGGGTCTCACGGGCGGCGGAACGCTCGGGGCCAGCTTCTCGTTCGCTCTCAACACGGTCGGCACCGCGCAGACGAGCCTCGGCAGCGCGTCGAAGACGGTCACCATCTCGACGGACGCCTATGGGCGCGTGACCTCGCTCTCCGAGCAGGACATCAGCGGGCTTGCGGCGTCGGTCATCGCGTCGGGACAGCTCGGCCTCGCTCGAGGCGGTACGGGCATCGACGCCTCGGGTGTCACAGCGGGGCAGGTGCTCGTCGGCGGCTCGGGCTCGTTTGCGCTGCAGAGCATCAGCGGCGACGCGACGCTGGCGAGCTCGGGTGCGGTGGCCGTCACGGCTCTGCAGGGCAACCCGGTGTCGGCGACGGCTCTCGGCGCGCCTGACGCGGGCAAGGCGCTCGTCTGGTCGGGCTCCGAGTGGCAGGCGTCGACCATCCAGGGCGGCGGCGGCGGTGGCGGCCTGACGTTCTTCATGAACTACGCGGCGTCGAGCCCGTACCCGATGTCTCCGCAGTTCGACGAGAACGCGGGATGGGACACGGGCGCGATCACGGTCGCGAACACCACAGCCGGAACGGCGCTCGGCACCTTCGTGACGGCTGTCGGGTCGCCCGCCATCGAGGTCATTCCGGCGGGCCTCTGGGACGTCAACTTCTACGCGCAGTCGAGCGACGGCGTGAACAGCACCGCCGTCCGCGTGAAGGTTGCGACGCTCGCGGGTGCGACGCAGACGGTCATCGCGACCTCGGACTGGGTCTACCTCTCCGACCCGAGCGCAATCATCCAATACTCGGCCAGCGTCTACGTTCCGGCCACGGACGTCGCGCTGACCGACCGCGTCGAGATTATCTTCGAGGGTCGCCGTTTCGTCTCGCCGGCGCAGACCATCACGCTGCACTTTGGCACCGGCACCATTACGCACGCGCACACGACAATCAACGCGCCGGGCGGAACGGGGCTTGTCAAGGTTGTCGACGGCTTCCTGCAGTCGCCGGCGACGCTGCTCGTCAACGCGGACGTGGACGCGGCGGCGGCCATCTCTGTTTCCAAGCTCGCGGCGGGCACGAACGACTACGTCCTGACGACGGTCGCGGGCGTGCCGACGTGGAGCGCGCTGCCCGCCTCGGGAGTGACGAGCCTCACCGGCACGGCCGACCAGGTACTCGTCGGCGGGACGAGCGGCTCGCCGCAGACCGGCGCGCTGACGCTGACGCTGCCGCAGAGCATCGCCACGACGAGCTCGCCGACGTTCGCGGGGCTAACGGTCGGAAGCCTCTCGGGACTGCTGCGGGCGACGGCGGGCGTGCTTTCGGGCGGCGCGTCCGTGTCGCTGTCGAGCGAGGTCAGCGACACGCTCGGTGTTGCAAACGGCGGCACCGGCCTGACGGCATCTGGCGCGAGCGGGAACCTGCTCGTCTCGGACGGTTCGTCGTGGGCCTCGGTAGCCATGAGCGGCGACGCGACGCTCGCCTCGACTGGCGCGATGACGCTCAAGAACACGGGCACGGCCGGAACCTACGGCTCGGCGTCGACGGTGCCGGTCTTCGCGACGGACGCACAGGGCCGCGTGACGAGCGTCACGAACACGAACATCGCCGTCAGCGGTTCCTCGTTCGGGTCGCAGACGGCGAACACGGTCCTCGCCGCGCCCGATGGCTCTAACGGCGACCCCCTGTTCCGTGCGCTGGTCGCTTCCGACATTCCGAGCCTGTCGGGCGTCTACCTGCCGCTCTCGGGCGGCACGCTCACGGGCAAGCTGACGACGGCGGCGACGGCTACGCTTGCCGGCCTGACCGTCGGCTCCTCGACGCTCGCCCCGACTTCGCTCGTGAATGGCGACATCTGGTATCAGACGAACACCAACACGCTCTACGCGCGATTGAACGGATTTAGTCAGGCAATCGTCGCGAGCAATCCCAGCACGAACACCTCGATTGCGGCGGCCACCAGTGCAGGCGCCACAGGCTTTTCTTTCACCATCACGGCCGGCGCTTCGTCGGCCACGTCAGGGGCGGGTGGCCCGCTAACTTTTTCGGCGGGTAACGGAACGGGCACGACAAGCACGGGCGGCACGCTGACGCTGCGTGCTGGCACCGGAACCTCCGCGAACGGCGCAATCAGCATCGGCGCGACGAACACGGCGTCTATCGGCATCGGCGCGGCGGGTGTCACGACGACGTTCAGCGGTCGCGTCGTCACCCCTGCGTTGACGACCTCGGCGGCGGGATTCAACATCGCCCCGACATCGGCCACGCCGACGACCTTGTCGAACGGCGACATGTGGGCGACCTCCGCGAATCTGTTCGTCCGCATCAACGGCGTGACGCAGACGCTGGCGCCCCTCGCCTCGCCGACGTTCACCGGCACTCCGGCCGCTCCGACCGCAAGCTCCGGCGACAACACTACGCAGATCGCCACGACCGCGTTCGTAACGACCGCAGTGGCGAACTCCGCAGGGGCTCCGTACGACGTTGCCGGCGAGTACGTCGGCAAGCCGCCGGTCTCGACGGTGCTCATGCGGTTCGTCGCAAACCGCTCGTGGACGCTCAAGCGCACGCTGGTGCAGGCCGCTTGCACGGCCTTTCCGACGGGCTCCAATGCGGTGGCGACCATCAGCGTTGCGGGCTCGAACATCACGAGCGGCACAATCACCTGGACGACGAGCAGTACGGTCACGGTCGGCAACTTCGCTGACACGACCATCACGGCGGGTCAGGCGGTCGTCGTCACGCTCACGACGGCGGACTCGGGCAACACGTTTGAGAATCCGTTCTTCACGCTCGGTGGGGTGGTGGCCTAATGCCGGTCGTCCGCGTCCAGCGCATCGTCGGGACGGTCAACGTCAACACGACGCAGCAGAAGACCGTGCAGGGAACGCTCGTCTTCCCCGGTCTCGCGCAGTTCACGCTCGACCCGTCGGCGGGCTGGGCGGCGGGCGTCTACAGCCTCATCGAGTACGACACGTTCGACTTCGCGGGCTCGGGCTCGGGCTACGCGAGCGGACAGGCGTGCCTCGACGCGCTCGTCGATGTTGTCTTGACCGGCACCGGGCTTACGACGTGGACGCTGACCGACGACACCGCAAACAGCCGCATCACCGTCACGCTGGCGTAGCGAGGAGAAAACGATGCCTCAAATCAATCGCGCAAACCTCGCTACCAATCTCAACCTGAACGGCGCTTGGACCGGCGGCGTTGCGCCGACGTCCATCGACATCGCCGCGTGGGGTACTCCGAACATCACGGTCGGCACCACGCAGCCACTCGGCGGTGCCGTTTCGTGGCAAGGCATTCTACTTCAGTCGACACAGACGACGGCGATCAGTATCGGCACGACCTCCGCCGCCATGACCATCGGCTCGTCGGGCATCGACCTGTCGGCGTCAGGGGCAAATCTCACCATCGCCTCGCCGGTCACCGTCACGCTCGGCGCTAACCAGACGTGGAACGTAGCCTCCGGGCGCACGCTTTCGATGAGCGCAGCAACCGGAGCTATTTCCGGAACCGCGAAAAACGTCATCATTGCTGGTGCAGGCACGACTGCGTTCTCGGGCAACAGCTCGGCATCGTGGACCGGCAGCCAGTTGACCGTCTCTGGAGGTCTTGTCACGTCTTCCGCCGCCGGTGGTATCGGCGCTGCGTCAAACACCGTGATCGTGTCGAGCGGCGGCGCGATTCGCTTTACGGCCTCGCCCGCTCCGACGTCGTTCACCGTCTCCGGGCAAGGCAACGCGCTTCAGGCGGGCGCGATCTTCTTCAACGTCGTGGGCGGCATCGCCAACGGCAAGACGGTCACGCTGACGGGCGCCTCGCCGACCATCGGCGTTATCGCGAGCACGCAAGCAGGCGTCATTGCCGGTCCGTCGATTACCGGCAACGTCACCTTCAATATGTCGGGGGCCAACAACACGACGGCGACGTTCACAAACGCCTCGTCGTTTCTTGTTCCGAGCGGAAACTACGTCGTTTTGCAGGGCGTCAACCCGACGAACGGTGTCGTCACAGAGGCCGACTTCAGCTTCTCAGGAACCGACCTCAACGGCATTGGGAACGCCGCAAACGCGGTCAACGTCAAGTCGTCGCTCCGCCTTCTGAACGGAGACAACTCCGCCGTCACGCTCTCGCGAAACTACCTGTTCGACGGCGAATCGACGAGCGCGCTGCCGGCGTTACCAAACATCTACTCAATTGCGCCCAAGGCCGCTACAGGGTCCAGTCTTACGTTTCAGGGCACCATCAGCATCGGCACGCCTGGCTATTGGATCAAGACCAGTACGAGCGGAGGCATTGTTGCCAACTCCATTCAGTTCGGAAGCGCGACCGGCGGCAAGATTGACGGACAGGTCAATCTGCGAGTTTTTGCAGCAAGCACGACGCTGCGCCTGCACCCGAATCTCGACATCAGCACTTGGGTTCCGTCGGGCGGTGTCGGTGGCGAGATTTGGGTCAACGACGTTTCGTATGGCGTGGCTCCGACGGGCGCGGCAACGTGGAATCCCAACAACACCATCGACAACATCAAGGGCTCGGCGCTCACGCTGGCCCATTCGTCGTACTCGATTTTTGCAGGCACGGTCACGTTTACCGGCACCGATGACCTCAGCCTCGGCACGGGTCCGATAACGACGACCGGCGGCGTGACGTTCGCGACTCCGACGGCTGGCAAGCGGCTCGAGATTCCCAACAACATCGCGGGCAGCGGCGCTCTCGGCAAGACGGGCGCGGGCACGCTCAGGCTCAGCGGCGACAACACGGGCTTCACCTCGTTCCCGCATCAGGGCGGCGTGCTCGAGCTCAACAGTGCAGGCGCGGCCGGTCCTGCGGGTGCGACGTTCACGGTCACGGCCGCGACGGCCAACACAATCGATTCGACGACCGGCGCGACGCTGAAGCAGTCGGGAACCATCGCCCTCAACGCCGACTTCACTTGGGGCGGCTCGGCGGACCTGACGTTTGGAGCAGGCGCTCTGTCGTGGGGCTTGCCCCGCACCATCAAATTCCTCAACGGGAAGAACGGCATTCTGAAGTTTCCCGGCAACATCGGCGCTATCGTTGCGTCAAACACCCTGACAATTGGCGGCGCGACTCCACCGGTTGGCGGCAGCCGCAGCCGCCTCTGGTTCAGCGGCACGAACGGAATGCTGGCGACTACGAGCTCCGTGACGGCGGGCTACTTCCGCGTCTCCAACTCAGCTGGCCTCGGCAACGCCGTGACGACGATGTGGACCGTCTCGTCGGGCGCGGCGCTTGAGGTCGATGGCGGCATCTCGCCGTCAAGTGCTCGCAACGTCACCATCACCGGCCCTGGCCCCAATACCGACGGCGCGCTGCGCTCGGTCAGCGGCAACAACCAGTGGAACAGCGATATCGTAATTCCGGTGACGTCGACCGCCTCGCCAACGCGGATACAGGTCGACGCGGGCACTTTCACGCTTGCGGCGCCGGCGTTCCAACTTATCAACCCGACCACCACCGGCACGCCTCTTGATTTCACAGCCTTCGGCTCAACGGCGCGACTGAACCAGCCGCGAAAGCTCACGAACAAGGTGAGCAGCGTGCGAATCAACAACGGCGGTCTCGGCGTCGTTGAACTTTCCGCCGCGAACGAGCATACGGGCGGAACCACCTGCGAGGGCGGAACAACCCGCGTCACGCATGTCACCGCAACCAGCACGGGAGCCGTGCAGGTCAACGCAACAGCGACGCTTGAAAGTACGGTACAATCACAGTTCGGCACGCTTTCCCTCGGTTCATCCCTCACCACGCGAGCGATTCTCAAGTTCGCCGCTTAGGAGTACGCACATGGCTCTTGTCGGAAACTGCATCCCTGCGAAGAACGACGTGTTCTTCGACTTCTCTGCGGCCTACGCCCGCGTTCTTTCGGTCACGTCCGAGAACGTGGCGAACGCCGTCTCGTTCATCAAGGTCGAGATTCACGCCGACCAGGCGGCGCGTCAGGCACAGGCCGTGCCGGTCGTCGGTCGCGTCTACAACGCTCCGACGGTCGATCTCCCGGCGGCGGCTTCGCCCATCGCCTCCGCGTACCTCTGGCTCAAGACGCAGCCCGACTTCGCCGGATGGGTGGACTCGTAAGGTCATGCGTGTCGAGCCTGCTGCGGTAGGGAGCGGGCTGACACGACATCAGGAGACGACACCGTGCCCGAATGGATCATCGCAGCAGTACCCGTGGGATTGAGCATCCTCGGCGGCCTTTGGAAGGTCGCCTCGGAGATCAACAAACTGTCGTTCGCGGTCGACACGCTGGGCAAGGTTCTTCACGAGCTGCGCGACGACCAAGCGCAGCTTCGGCGCGAGGTCGCCGGTCTCCGCACCGAGGTCGAGGTTCTCAAGGCCCGAACGGAGTCGCACTCATGATTCGCAATTACACGGTCGACATCAGCGCCACCGAGGCGTACCCGTCCGCACCGCAGGTCTCGGTCCCCTTTGTCGGCCGGTCCTGCTCGGTCGTCTCTCGGCACCCGTCGGCCATCGTGAAGGTCTCGCTCGACGGCGTCGTCGACGCTTCGGTTATCGACTCGTCGCGGGTCGTGGGCATGTCGTTTGGCACGCCGACGCAGCAGATTTGGCTGTGCCGCGAGCCGGGCGAGGTCACGCCGGAGACGGTGCTTGTCGATGTCACGGTCGAGGACGTCATCTACTAGCGCCCTCGCGGCGCCCGAGGTTCGCATGTCATTCGAGCATGCAATCGCCATCGCCGGCGTCGTGGTTTCGGTCGCGTCGGTCGTCGCCAGTTTCGTCAACCAGTACGTCCGCGACGCGCAGCAGTCGGGCTCGAGCGTCTCGGCGTGGGTGCTGCACTCGGCGGCCGTGCTGAACGCGCTGGCGCTCAACGGCGACAAGGCTGTGCAGGCGCTCAAGCTCGCGAAGGCGTGGAAGGCGTCGTGAGGTCCGTCAAGGACTTCGCGTGGTTTATCGTGTCCGGCGTCGTCGGCCTGTGTGGCGCGCTGTGGGCGGCGCTGTCGTCGTTCGCGCGCAAGTCGTCGGCCGAGAAGGCGACGGAGAAGCTCGACGAGGCTGCGAAGGCGCACGCGGCGGGCGCGGCGCTGCGCGCAAAGGTGGCAGAGGCCGTCGCGGCGAAGGCTCAGGCGCAGGCCGAGCAGGAGAAGGCGCGTGACACCGTCGACGTGGCGAACGACCTCATTCTGGGCGGCGGCGCTGTTGCTCGCGTCGACGGCGGCGAGGGCTGACGAGAAGCCCTGCCGTCGAAACGACGACGGCTCGGTGACCTGTTCCGAGGTCGGGCTCAAGGCGCTGACCGACGCGGTACTCGACGCTCGAGCGCAGAGCGTCGCACTCACGTCGAAGCTCAACGCGGCGCAGGTCGACAAGACCGAGTTGCGGCACATGCTCGACGTCTGCCGTGCGGACCTCAAAGCCGTGCCGCCGCCTCCCGACCCGACGTGGCAGCGCGTCGGCTACTCGCTCGGCGTTGCCGGCGGCGCGATGCTTGCGAGCGTGCCCTGGGCGGAGACCGTCGACCGGCGCGCGGCCCTCGGCGGCTTTGGCGCGGCGGCCTTGGCGGCTGGCTTCCTCGTCGTGACCTGGTAGCCGACGTCCTTTGGCGAGCGTCGGTCCCAGAGAAGCAGCAGCAGACCGAGGAGCTCGAGCGGCATCATCGCTGTCGCCTCCTCCTGGTCGTCGCGGCAGATGGCGACGGGCCAGCAGTCGGCACCGGAGCGCACGATGGCGTCTCGGGCCTGTCGCAGCGCGGCGCGAGAGTCAGTCTTCTTCCCGCGCTTGAGTTCAAGCCACAACGGCCACCCGCCGGGCGTAAGGACGTCGGGCTCCTCGGCGGTCCCGCCTCGAGGCTGCGAGAGGCCGCGCTTCGCCTCGATGCCGACCGTCTCGCGCAGCCACGCGGCGATCTCGCGCTCGAATCCGTGACCCTTCGTCCTGCTCGCTCGTCCGCCCATTCGCGCACCTTCGCACCGCGCGTTGCCGTTGTCACGCGGTAGCGTTTCGCGTACCGTGCGCGTCTTCCGACAGGGGTGCGCGTGCAGGTCGAGTTCCGCAACGTCTCGTGCCGCATCGTTCGCGCGGACGACTACGAGCGCGACTGGCTGCGGCACCTCCTGACGTTCCGCGCGGTCGGGGCAACGGGCGTCGAGCGGCCGATGTGCCTGCTCGACGAGACCGCCGGCGAGTTCCCGTCGGGCTTCCTGCCCATCGTCCAGTCGCGCGCGTCGAAGGAGCTCCGCACGCTCGATGTCCTCGATCTTCGCCCAACCTCGCCGGCGCGCGACGAGAGCGTGGACGTGTCGTGGCTGCGCGACTACCAGCAAGCGGCGCTCGAGGCCGTCTGCGCGCGCGAGCGGGGCATCCTCTGGCTCCCGACGGCTGCGGGGAAGACCGCGACCGCCTCGAGCATCGTCGCCTCGTTTCCGCAGTCGCGCTGGTTGTTCCTCGTCCACCGGCTCTCGTTGCTGAACCAGACGGCCGAGAGCTTCCGCAAGTTCACGAGCGAGACCGCCGGCAAGGTCGGCGAGAGCGGGTGGCGGCCGCGCCGGTTCACCGTCGCGACTTTCCAGACGCTCGCCGCCCGGCTGGCACACGGGGACATCGAGGCGCGGGCGCTGCTCGAGTCGGTCGACGGCGTCATCGTCGACGAGGCGCACGCTCTCGCGGCGTCGACCTTCACGACGGTGATGAGCGTCGCGACGAACGCCCGCTACCGCATCGGCCTGTCGGGCACGCCGCTCGCTCGAGGCGACCGGAAGTCCTCGCTCGTCGTCGGCGCGACCGGCCCGGTCATCTACCGCATGCGCCCCGAGGTGCTCGTCGAGCGCGAGGTGCTGGCGCGGCCGACCATTCTCATGGCCGACTGCTGGCAGGACGAGCTCGATGATGCGACGTGGCCGACGGTCTATGACCGGCTCGTCGTTCACTCGGCGAGGCGAAACGCGCTCGTCGTCGAGGCCGTGCGGCGCTCCGAGAAGCCCGCGCTCGTCTTTGTACAGGCGGTCGAGCACGGACAGGTGCTCATGCGCGCCTTCGCTCGCGTCGGCATCCGGGCGGGCTACGTCCACGGGGCGCACACGACCGAGCAGCGAGAGGCCGCCATCGCGCAGCTCGTCGAGGGTCGCATCGACGTCCTTGTCTGCTCGGTGATCTTTCAAGAGGGGGTGGACGTCCCGGCGCTGCGAAGCGTGGTCATTGCGGCCGGCGGACAGTCGACCATCGCGGCCATTCAGCGCGTCGGGCGCGGGCTGCGAAAGAGTGAGGGGAAGACCTCCTGCACGGTGTGGGAGGTCAACGACCGAGGCCAGCGGTGGCTCGAGGCGCACGCGCGCGCTCGACGCCTCGCCTATCAGGCCGAGGGCTACGAGGTGCGCGTGGAGCACCTGGGAGAGACGGAATGACGAGGGTTCGCACAGAGGAACTGCAGGAGGCGCTCGACCTCG